AATTTATAGGAGATGACGGCAGCAAGGATAAAATAACCACTTTGGCGAAAAGTGGAATTCCTTTTAAGTTTTCTAATGCATTTTCTCAATTTCAATACGACCCAGCAAAAGCGTGTAAGGACTACAAAGGGTGGAGTGCAGGCACAGTATCCATTCTAAACAAAGCATTTAAGATTACATATAATAAAAGCCTAGATAAGCACCTAGCCAATAAGCTTTCATCTTGGTACGGATCAGTAAATGATGATATAGACGCTTTCAGAAAGAAATTTGCTTCGGTTCTTTCGTAGAAGTTTCGCGAAACATAAGTACATTTAGGGATATAAAATATAAATTTTATGTCCCTTTTTGTTATAGAGGGAGCTAGAAAATCAGGTAAAACCCATTTCGTTAGTTCCCAAAATTGGATTCCAGTATTTAAATTTGATTTTAACGGTGTTTATACATCATTAAATTTACCTCTTACTGGGGATAAAACACACCACATAGGATTGGGTAAAGAACTAATGGTTCAACAATTAAATAGAGATGGATTTTTACCTGATCTAATGATGGATAGAGGTATTATAACAAATTCAGTTTGGGGTATATTAAATAACAGGGTAACTAAAAAATCAGTTTATAAAGAACTTGATTATATGTTAGATAATGGCCTTTTTAAAAATACATTTTTTTTCCTTATAACAGGTACACATCCAGAGAAAAGGGAAAAAGATGTGTGGGATAAAATGGACGAAAGAATACCAGAAGAAAGAGCACTTTTTCTTGAATTTGCAAATCACCTAATAGAAAAGGGGGTTAATATACAAATCATTGAAAATAGATTTGATGCAGAATCCCTATCTAATTTTCAAACTATAATTAAGAATTTAAAATAATGTGCGGAATATTAATTGCTAATAACCCATCAGATGAAAGAATAAAATCTATTACACATCGAGGTATAGAATATTCTACCCATTCTGACGAATCGGGTTTAACCCTTGTACATCACAGATTACCTATTCAGACTGCAATTGGGGATAAATGGATCCAACCAATAGAGATATCAAAAGACCGCTATCTTTTATTTAATGGGGAGATTTTTAATTATCCCCTTGGATTTAGCTCAGATACTGAGTATTTAGTAAGTCTTTTTTCGTCCTTTGACTTTTCATCACTTGAAATGTTTAGCGCCATCTACGAGCCTTATATTAAGTCCTGGGATGGGTTTTGGGCTATATGTCTGGTTGACATGGCCAAAAAGGATGTGTTTTGCTTTACCGATCCCCTAGGAAAGAAATGTCTATACTATAACGAGATGGGCGAGATATGCTCGGAGATGAAGGGATTGATTACTCGGGATTCTTTTATGGATAATGGTTTTATGGGAGGTGTGAGAAAATGGGGATATATTCCCAATGAGTCTACCCCATTTTTAGACATTAAAAAGATAAAGCCTAATACATTTTATAAGTGGAATTTTTCTTCACCGTCATTCAAGCAAGAATATGGTCCCTATTTCGCATTTAAACCATCCAAATTTGCATTTGAATCCGAAGATATGTTATTGGATTGGGTGTGGGAAAAAACTGAAGCAGCGACAAGAAATAGGCTCCTAAGCTTAGATTATCCTATATCCATATTACTATCAGGAGGATTAGACTCTTCTATTATAGGTGGTCTACTACTAAAGCTTGGCGCTGATGTTAGCTGGTACACTATAAATAATGGACCAGATAACGATTATGTTAAGGAGTGTGAGTCTTATTGGGGAATAAAGGTAAATCGACTGGATTACTCAATGCAGGAAGATTCTCTAAATCTCCCAGATCTCTATTTTAAATGGAACGAAAGCCCAGTAGATCTAGGAAGTGTTATTCCACAGTATCTTTTGTTCGATGCAATTAAAAAAGGCACAGATACACGCATAGTATTATCGGGTGACGGAGCAGACGAAATGTTTGGTGGATACAGAAGAATTAACGAATATGATTCGCAGGCATCTGATGTTTTTCACGAGTTAACCTACTATCACCTTCCACGATTAGATAAAATGAGTATGGCTCATACACTAGAACTTAGAAATCCTTTTCTAAACCTGGAGCTTATGCAATTAGCACTGTCTCTTCCTTTGGAAATGAGAAGAAATAAAACTATTCTTAAAAAGGCTTTTAAGGGTTTGGTTCCGGATTCTGTAATAGAAAGAAAAAAGCATCCCCTTAAGAACGAAAAGATAGTAAAAGATCCTATGGAATATAGGATAGAGTCTTTAAAATACTTCGGAGAAGGATTTAATCAATATAAAGAGGGTCTAAAATAAATAAATTCCACCTAAGGCGTTACCCTTTGATTTAAGTGGTGAATAATCGGATGGTTCTTTAGTTAAAATAAAGGTCTTGCTTGAATCTACTACGAGACCAGCCATTTCCATTAAAGCTCTATTAATTAGGATTGGGGTACTCTTGTTTATTCTATCAACGAGGGAGAATTTAACTTTTTTATACACCATTTCTCCAAATTCTATATCTAGAAGAATAACCGGTCTTTTGTCAGTTTGATCTCCAACCTCTGCATAGGAGTATTCTATAATTCTGTTGCTATAGCTTTTACCCCCTATTGTCCAGTTTAGAAATCCATCAACTTCTTCTGAGAAATCAGCATGTAAAGAGCAAGCCAATGCCCCGTTTCCTGTGTCAAGTTTACCTACAAAATTTCCAACTCCTTTAACCTCAAACATTTCTCTGAATCCTACCATTTTTCTAGGGTAGTTCCAGTTTTTCTTGTTTAAAATAAAATCTAGGATAATTCCAGTTACATCTAATCCAGTTGCTGATTCTATGCCATCTGTACCGGGGGAGGCATTCACTTCTAATACGTATGGTTGGCCTGTGTTTTTTTCTAATATGACATCAACACCGCACCATGAACATTCAGTAGCTTTTGCAGCTTCTATCGCTATATTTTCAATCTCCTCAGGTATTTCAACCGATTCTGCCTGACCACCAAGAGAAACGTTTGTTCTAAAATCGTTCTCTATCCTATTTCTTCTCATAGAGGCTATGATCGTATAATTATCTCCGTTGTATGAATTTTTGGTACCAACAACATGAATTCTTAGATCGTAATCTGCTTCTATTTTTTCCTGCAGTATTAATTCAGTTTGTGGGGAAAGCTTCCATATTGTTTGTAAGGTAGAAAGCATTGATGCTATAGAATCTACTTGGAAAACCCCTATTCCTTTTGTACCGCTTAGTAATTTCACTACGATAGGGAATGTTCCCCCCACTTTCTTTACTGCGTTTTCTATATCCTCTTCGGATGATACCAAAGCTGTTTTAGGTGTTGATATTCCCTTTTCCTGCAATTTTTGTACAGTATCAAGCTTATCCTCACAAAGAAGAACAGATTTTAAAGAATTAACAGAGACAAATCCTAGAGATTCTAGCTTTTCAAAGAATTTAACTGCACCTGTAGAGTTAATAGAGGATCTTCTAGCCAATACAACAGTATTTCTAACATCGATCTCATACTTATTCTGGCTTCCCTTATTTCTGATAAAAAAGCTTCCGGTCTCGGTTCTTTCTATTTCACCCTGTGATGTATTAATTATGATACACTTAAAACCTAATGATGAAGATTTTTGCATCATCTTTTTAACCGTAGGGGCTAAAGAATTTTTCTTTGATTCTAACTCAGTTGTTAGAATCACAAGAGATATTGGCTTCTTGTTTGGAGCAGGAACTTTGTTAGCTCCGTGGAAAATAAAATCGTCCTCGTTTTCTGTTAGGTGATACATCTAAATCTTAATTGTTCTATATATCCTCGGGAAACAAAAAAGGGATCCTAAGATCCCTTTATATTGTATTATTTATTTTTTAGTTAAAAAATTGATTGAAAGAAGGATTTGCAATAGACTCTTGTTCTTCCTCTTCGTAATCTTCGGTTTCGTAAGTTTCCTCTTCTTCTTCCTCAGTTAATTCATCGTCTTCTTCGGTCAATTCATCGTCTTCTTCAGTTAACTCTTCCTCTTCTTCGGTTAATTCTTCATCCTCGTCTTCTTCCATGTTATACTCATCGATTGTTGATTGGAATTCTTCATCATCCATTTCATAGATATCAGATCCTTCCTCTTGCTCTTCCTCTTCATTATCGGATTCTTCGTCAGATTCCATATCATCAAATTCCATATCTTCATCATCAGATTCTGAATCGTCATCCGAATCTAGATCGAACGCTTCCTCTGATCCTTCAGTTTCTTCGTTTTCGTCTTCAATTTCATCATCAGAATCCATTTCTATAGAATCTGCACCACCGTCAGTGTCCATATCCATGTCCATGTCATCAGATTCTATTTCAGTATTATTGTCTTGGCCAAGTGTTCCTTCAGTGTATTGTTTAGAAAACTCCTCAAAACTTAAGATCTTTTTTTCCATTTTTGAATTATTTATATCTATATATCTTTTTCTGCGAATATATTTACTATTCTCCAGGTTCTCCCATTGTAGCAGCTGTCCCGGATTCAGTAGCTCCGCGTCCCGGATAATCTATTTTAGATTGGTGTTTGAATATTGCATCGCCGTATCCAACATACTCGTATGGCTTCTCTAATTTTATCTCATGGAAAGGGGATCTATCCTCCTTACTCATGTTTTTAGGATTCCATGGATCGTTTATAACTTTTAGAAATTCTTTGAATTCTAAAATTTCTCTCTTTTTAACGTCTTTCTGATGCATATCGTTTTTTAATTTTAGTTTAGTCCTAATAGACCCATTATTCCTCCTCCTATTCCAGTATCACCAGTTTGGGTCTCTGATTTAGAAGCTTTAGCTATATCTTTTTCGGAAAATCTACCACCTCCAAATATATCTTTAAATGATGTACCTTCCCCACATACTACTCCTTCTATCTTGCGATTTATCATTTGTGAAAATTCGGTTGAATTCAAATAGTTAGTAGCGGTTTCCCTAACAGTCGCTGCTGCAGTTCCAAGAATTCCGCTGTTCATGTTAATATCCAGTCCTAATCCCCTAGCCAATATGTCTATTGCTTTTTCTTCAAGGGTCTCTTTAAGACCATCCGCTATTGCTTGAACCCAATATTTACACGATCCTTGGCCGAAGTAATCTCCGATTTTTGTAAATTGGATTTGTTCAACTACGTTCTTTGCAAATTCAGTAAAAAATTCGTTATTATCAGGAAGACCCATTTTTTGTAATAACCATCCGGCAGCATAGTTTTTCATTCTATCAGTAAAACCGTCCGAAAGGGTTGAACCTAGGCTTTTTATAAGGTCCCAGATTCCTTCATTGATCTCTTCTACAGTGTTCCCCTTAGATACCATATCATTGTAATGGGCTTCTAATCCCTCAACAAGTCTCAGGTATTGATCGTTGTTAATTGACTCATCTAATTTGAACTGAGAATATTTGATAACTTTCATTCCTACATTCTTTTTATTATATATCTCTCCTTAATAATAAAACCCCTAGATATATAGACGTAATCAAAATCCACACATTGAAACATATATTCTCTTATAAGGATCTATTTGAAAGCACCTCGGCAGGATCCCAGGATAGGGGTACTGCAGATATATCCCCATTTAAATTTGCTATTAATTATGATCCTAGGCTGGGTTATACCAAAAAAGATTTTTCGATGGATCTTATTGAAATTTACAAGGGTATGTCTAAAAGAGAGAGATCTGAGTTAATGAATGTCGTTTTTAAATCGGGAGGAATATTTAGAATTTCTGAAATACCAGATCTTTCCCAGGAAACGGTTGATAGAATCATAAAAGAGGTTGAAGCACACCTCGATAGTAAATCTGTTTATAAAATGCAGGTACTTCCTGATGGATATATTCTTTGCTATGAGGGATTAAAGCATAAGGGTAGATTCTGTGATGTTTATTATTCACCGACGGAATCCAAGGTTAAAATATCATATACGGATACCTACCCAGAGATGGAAAATGTTATAATTTCTTTGGAATCCTTTAATCCTTCATCGGTAAATATAGAATCGGACGATTTCGAATCAACAAAGAATAAGTGTGATAACTTTGTAGGAACTAACCAAATTATAGCATCGAAAGATAGTCCCGATAATTATTCACTATAAATTCTATAGATTTATCCTTAATTATATCAAAGGATATTTCATCCTCTCCTTTGTTCTTTTCTAGATCAACAACGATAAAACAGTGTGACTTTTTAGAAAAGATGTCAATCTCTTTATTGAAAAAATCATAAATTTTCCTATCAGATTTGGTGTAGCTAGGAATTGGATCCAATAGCTCGCTGAGAAGTAATCCAACCTGATCTATATCATCGACCTTTATTATTGAAAAAGCCCAGGAGTATATTTTCATCTTCTTGTCTTTGTTATTTCTCATGATAACAAATCCCTTATCTTTTGCGAAGATGCCGTCGTTGTGTATTTTAAACTTTATGGATCTTTCTATTTCCTCTAGGTATGGACTTATTTTGTTGAAAAATCCATCCAGTACCTCCAGGCTACCCTCAAGAATATAATCAATTTCCTCGTCATGCTGGGTTAAAATGGTAAGCTCGTTAATCCTGTCTATTTCATTCTGGGTCATGGACCTCAGAGTTTTGTCGCTTAGCCTATTGGTCTTTTGGAAGTTTTTGATGTCATTGTAAACCCTGGTTATTTTTTGTATCTGTTCTGAATATTTCTTTTGCCCCAAATCATTTTCAACGGATTGCAGGAAATCCATTAAAACATAGTACTTATGCTCAGCATCTACCGGGGTTTGTAAAAACCAATATGGTTGTAAACTCTTCATCGTTAATAACTATAATATATAACCCAAATTCCCCAGGATTCCTCTATCAAAAAAAATATTTTTGATTTTTGGAAACTTTCCCTAAAAAGACTGCTAAGATTGTTATCCTATAACATCCTGGGTTATGAATATATCTATAGTATCTTATGAGCCCCTTTCTTATAATAGCTTACTACACTACAGGAAACCATTACGAAGATCTCTCGGAAAATCTTAAAAAATCTTGTAACGATTTTAATCTCCCCCTGGTTTTAAAGCCAATCCAAAACCTAGGATCCTGGGAAAAGAATACACACTATAAGGCAGACTTCATTTATGAGTGTCTCAATACGTATAATCAAAACCTAGTTTATGTGGATGTTGATGCAGTCTTTAGAAAATACCCAACCCTCTTTGGAGAATTAGATTGTGATATTGCATTCCGGACAGAGAACTTTAAATGGAGAAAGAACGAGGCTTTAAGCGGTACTATATTTCTAAATAATAACGATAAGGTAAGAACCCTAGTTAAAAATTGGATTTCTATAAACGAATCTACCCCTGCTGTTAGAAATTCCCCCATGACCTGGGAACAAGCTAATATGCAAAAGGCAGTTCAATTTGACCGGGGTATTAATTATTATAATCTCCCACCGGAATACACGTACATCTTTGATCACACTAAAAGAATGTACCCAAATATAGAACCAATCATTGAGCACTTTCAGGCATCTAGAAAGATCTGATATATAAAAAATAATAAAAAAAAAATGTCCTTCGAAAAAATAAGAAGACTCAGGGTTTCTTTCGGTAACTTTTTAAAAGAACCGGAAAAAGAAAAAGAAAATATCAAAAGCGTTGAGATTAAAAATAGACCCCTGAGCAGTATGACCCCTACCATTATTAGTTACTATTCAGATTTCAATGATACCAAGTATTATGAGAATTTTGCTAATATCCTAACAGAAAGATGTAAATCCTTTAATGTACATCATGATATAAGTGAGCTACCGTCTAGAGGTAATTATGGAGTTAACTGCCTAATGAAGCCCGAATTTATATTGAGTAAAATAAAAGAATACAAAAAACCTTTAATCTGGATGGACTGCGATACTGATTTTAGAGAACCTTTCCCACAGTTTAACGAAGTTAAGGAAGATATAGGTATGGCAACGCATAGCGGGGATCTTGACGGAATCAAAGCATCCCCTTTATATTTCAATTATACCAAAGGTGCTTTTAGAATAATAAGAGAATGGGTAGTCCATTGTAGAGCTTGTTATGACCAAGGAATAGTCGAACTTGATCATGATGCGTTAAAGCATTATGTTCTAGATTTTTTAAATGGATCATATACATCTTATTTATTAACACACAACTGGAATGATTTTGTGCATGGACGTTATATCTGGAATGGGAATTCAAGGGTTGATGGAAAGATGCAAATACACAAAAAAGTTGGTGTAAGCGACGATGTGAGAAGATCTTATTCTAACGGAGTTAAATACATTAAATTGTTTTTTGAATCTGAAAATGAAAAAGTATTTGAAAGTGCCTTGAATTTTTTAAACAAGTTTTCTAACAGATCTAGATTATCCTTTAACTTTTCTCCTAAGCTTCTATCTGTATCTAAAAACAACGGGTACTTTAATTCACTTGAAATAGAATCAGGTGGATCCGTATATTTCGATGATATCGATTTTGATAATAATACTATTGGTAAAACCAATGTTTTAATTTCGGTCAATAACGTTAAAGACATAGAAAATGAATGGGATCTTAAAATACTATCAATGGTAGAAGGAGATGTTAATCCTCTTTATGAACTAAATTTTAATGATGATGGTAAAGGCGGTATTAAAATAAAAACATCTAGAAAAATATGGATATGATAAAAGGAATAGGTATGCCTTTCCCTGCTGAATACTCCTCCTGCTCAAATATTAAACCTAATTTATTTTCTTGGACTAGTGGGGAATCTGACTTACATGTTTATATAGATGATAAGATAATAGATGGATTATCTACACCTAGACATGATTTAAAATTCGGATGGCTTTGTGAATCCCCTGCAATAGCACAGGATATTCATAGTGTAATTAGGGAAAATCCACAAAGATTTAAAAACAAATATGCTGGTATATTTACCTGTGATGAAAGCTTACTGGTAGATCCATTTTTTATCTATGCTCCTCCTGGATCTAATCTTCCATGGGTTAAACCTGATGAAATGAATCTCTATGAAAAATCTAAGGTTTGTTCTATGATATCCTCCCCGAAAGCAAGAACACAGGGACATCAGTATAGATTAGAGATAGCTGGATTACTTAAAAATAAATTGGATCTCTTCGGAGGTGCACACGGGTCTCCTAGAATTGGCGAGGGGTCCGGACCTAATCAAGACTGGTGGAGGTCTAAGTTACCTGCAATAAAAGACTATATGTTTTCTGTTGTTTTTGAGAACACCACACACGACAAATACTACACCGAAAAAATAACAGACTGCTTTGCAACGGGTACTATTCCTATTTACTGGGGCACAAGAAAGATAGTAGAAGATTTTAATCCTGATGGAATTATATTCTATAACTCTTCTTTTTCTATTGACGATCTAAATTCTAATTTGTATTACAATAAAATGAACGCAATAAAAGAGAATTTAGAAATAGTAAAATCTATGAAATCATCAGATGATATTATTTACGAAAAAATAAAAAAAATAAGGAATGCAAAAAGATAAAACAATATTGGTAACATCTTTTTATATTCCCGAAAGAGAAGACAGGTTAAGGGAATTAGAATATTGTATTGATAGAAATAATAAAAACACACTAATAGATTTAATAGTTCTTGTCGTAGAAGAGGGAACCCCTGAAAATCTAATTCCTGCTATAAAAAAGGCAAAAATAGAATGGGTCTCTAAAAGGCCAACATATCAGGATCTTTTTAATATTGCTCTGAACAATATAGAGGAATCAAAAGGATTCATGATAATAGCCAACAGCGATATCTTTTATATGAAAGAGGATATTGCTAAGATGAAAGAAAGAATAGAGGATAAAGATGTCTTTGCTCTTTCCCGTTGGGAATTTAATTTTAGAAAACCTCATACACATCATGACACTTGGGATAGTCAAGACAGCTGGATTTTTAAAAATACGATTCTATCTGGTAACTATGATATAAAACTTGGAATTCCTGGATGCGACAATAAAATAGCATATGAATTACAAGAAGCTGGACACACGATTAAAAACCCTTCTAAGTCTATAAGATCCTATCATTTTCATAAATCGGAATATAGGACATACGTTGAAGATGATAGAATAGAAGAACCTTATTTATTTATTAATACCGAAGAATGAGCAAAATAGATTTAAAAAGGATAACTGCAGTTTGCATAGATGGAAGACCTTACGATGAAGCAAGGTACGGGAGATATAATATTATTCTTAATTTCTTTCTTGCAAATATAGAATTTGGTTCGGTAAAAATGATAACAACACGCAATCCTGGTATAGAAGGAGTTTCGCATATTAAAATAGATGAGTTTGATATATCGGGTTATTCCAAATTCTGTCTGCATGAATTAACAAGACATGTTGATACAGAATTCTGTCTTATCTTCCAGGACGATGGATTTATTGTTAATCCAAACGCATGGAATGATTTATTTTATGATTATGATTATATAGGATCTCCCTGGCCACTTTACATGGGCTGGCCAAAAGAAGGACAACAAGTAGGTAACGGAGGATTTTCACTCAGAAGTAAAAAACTCCTCGAATTTACTAAGACATTCGCTGAACATTCCACACAGAACGAAGATACCTATATAGTTTCAGATAGAAGGGAATCAGTAATTAATGCTGGATTAAAAATAGCTCCTGTTGAAATTGCTAGATTATTTTCAGTAGAAAACCCAATTGATAATGAGCATAATATCAATACATGTTTCGGATTTCATAGCAAAAACAAGACAGAAGACGCGATCGAAAAAATAAACACACATGAGTAGAAAAATAATAGAATGCATGCCATTTTTTAATGAACTAGATTTATTAGAAATGAGACTTGAAATAACCTCAGATTATGTAGATTATTGGGTAATTAGTGAATCTAATAGAACTTTTTCTGAAATAGAAAAACCACTATACTTAAAAGAAAATTTAGATAAAAGATTTTCTAAATTTAAAGACCGTATAATAAGAGTTGAATATGAATGTAAATCTGGTCCTTGGTGGAATGAATTCGGTTCAAGAAACTGTTTAGGAAAATATGTATTAGAAAACTTTAATCAGGATGATTTAATAGTTCTAGCCGACTGTGATGAAATCCCAGATTATCGTAAAATAGATTTCAATTCTCAGTTTCCAGCAATAGTTGAGACTAAGGGTTATTATTACTATTTGAATTGCAAACAAAATGAGAATTTTAGAATAGTATCAATATTCCCGGTATCCTATTTAAATGAGATAGAAACGTACAGGATGAGAGCATGTGCTGGTATGGATGTTCCCGTAATAGAAAATGCTGGATGGCATTGGAGTTTTTTAGGTGGTGCAGAAAAAATATCAGAAAAAATAAAAGCCTATGCACATCAAGACATGAATATCCCAGAATATTCCGATGTTGACAAAATAGAAAAGAGACTATCAGATCTTAGTGATGTATTTGATAGATCTTTAGGGTATAAGATAGTTGATATAGACGACACATTCCCTGATTATGTTGTAAACAACCAAGAAAAATTATCGAATTTTATATTTAAAAAATGAATTTAGAATGTGTAAAAATTCTTGAATCTATAAACGATTTAGATACCAAGGATAAATTAATAGAATGGGTTAGATCAACAGCCGGATCAAGTAACGTTGATTATTTTATGTGCGAAAAATCTGGGGGATTAAGATTACAACAGGTCCCTGAAGAATATGCTGCTGTTCTTTTCGAGATTAAATCCTTAAATCCAAAGTCATATTTAGAAATAGGAATAGGAAACGGGGGATCCTGGATGACTTGCTCTTATTTTTTAAGACACAGTCTTGAAAAATCCAGAGCAGTTGATAATTTAGCATATTATCAGGCAATAGATCAAAAAATAGAAGAGATAGAATTTGTCGAAAGCTTTTTAAGATCCACGATAAATGATGTTTCTTTTTTTAATTCCGATTCTAAAATTTTTCTAGAGGGTCACGATGAAAAATATGATGTTATTTTCATAGACGGAGATCACAGTTACGAGGGGGTTAAAAAAGATTTTTTAAAATGCCTAAGAAATATAAACCCGGAAGGTGCTATGATTTTTCATGATATAGCTTCCGTGGGTGCTCCTGGGGTTGTACAATTCTGGGAGGAAGTCAAGACCCAATACAAAAACAGGGAATTTATTCATAGCAATACCTGTGGTATGGGAATAATTTATTTTTAAAAACAAATGGCAACATTAACAGTAGTAGTAGCATCTTATAAGTACGGACATCTAGCAGCTCATTGTTTAGAAAGTTTGCAGTCTCAGTCAGTCTATCCAGACGAGGTGCTATTCGTCGATGATGGTGTTGGTGATTGTTTACATCTGCCTAAAATTTATAAAGATGTCAAATATACATTCAGAGAAAAAAACCTAGGCGTTATAGATAACTTTCAGGATATGCTTTCGAAGGTTAAAACCGATAAATGTATGTTTTTAGGTGCAGATAACTGGTTAAGATCTAATGCTATAGAAATCTTACTAAAACCTAAGACCGACATAGTTTGTTATGACATAATATTAACAGGACCTAAAAAGGAAGATATAGCGCATAACTATGGATATCAAAAAAAGATCTATGGCGATTATTATTGGTCAAGATTTGGTCAACATCACGGATCAATGGTTTACAATACTGAGATGGCAAAATCTGTTGGTGGATACAGAGGACATAACGGAAGAAACTCAAACGAAGATGAAAATCTATGGTCAGATCTATTAAAAGCCGGTGCAACAGTGAAACACATAAAACAAGGATTACTTTACTACAGAAGACACCATCAAAATTATAATCAGTAAATTATATGTACAGTCAATTAGGAGAAGACGAGATAATATTAAAATATTTCTCGGATTTTAAAGAAAAATACGGCTCATTTCTATCTAATAATATTTTAGATATAGGAGCTAATGATGGGATTACCATATCAAATACCAGAGCCCTTATATTAAAATATGGGGAGATAAAAGGATACTTTGTAGAACCTAATCCTATATGTTTTGAAAAGTTAAGAGAATTATACGGTGAATCTCATAATATTTACAATTTTGCAATATCCGATAGTGAAGGTAGAATGGAAATGTATTGCAACGGCAGTCATTTATCTAGTTCTGATAATGGATTATTATCAACCCTTGTTTTAGAAGAAACTAAAAGATGGGGAGATGAAAAATGGGATCTAGTAGAGGTTGATGTTAAAAGATATCCATTCGGCGAAATAAACTTTGATTTTATATCAATTGATACCGAGGGTATGGACGAAACCATTCTTTTTCAAATTGATCTATTAAAAACGTGGATGCTTTGTATAGAATGGAATTCAAATCAGGAAAGAAAAAACACAATAGATAATTACTGTAAAAAATTCTCCATGAATCTTCTGCATGAAAATGACATAAATCTTATTTATACCAAAACACCTAATGGGTTTTAATTCTGTTAATAAAAAAACAAAGATGAAAAAGAAAATTGCAATATTTGGAGGGACTGGTTTAGTTGGATCTAGTTTGGTTAAAAAATTAGACACTAAAAAATACGAGGTTTATGCCCCGACCCGGGCGGATTTGGATCTATTTGATGGTAAAAAAGTATCAGACTGGTTTACAGAAAACAAGGTAGAACATGTAATATTAGCAGCAGCAAGAGTTGGAGGCATAGTTGCTAATTCTACATACCCAACTGAATTTCTGTATGAGAATTTAAGTATACAAAATAACATCATAATGTCCGCTTTAAAAAGTGGAGTTGAAAATCTTATATTTTTAGGCTCATCTTGCATATACCCAAGGGAATGTCCTCAGCCAATTAGAGAAGAATATCTTTTAACCGGACCTTTAGAAAAAACAAATAAGTCTTATGCTCTTGCAAAAATTGCAGGAATACAGCTTTGCGATTCTATAAGGGAGCAGTATAGAAAAAATTATTATTCTCTAATGCCGTGTAATCTTTATGGACCTGGTGATAACTTTGATTTAAATGCATCTCATGTTATTCCGGGAATGATCCGAAAAATAGAGAATGCTAGAGATAATAATGAACCAACACTTAAATTACTAGGAACTGGAAGACCCCTCAGAGAATTTCTTTATATCGAAGATCTAGCAGATGGCGTGATATTTATGCTAGAAAATTATAAAGGAACTGAAGGATTAATTAACGTGGGAAGCGGGACTGAAGTATCCATAAAAGATCTAGCAAATATAGTTGCTCGTTCCATAGGATACAAAGGAGAAATTCTATTTGATACTGAGGGATTAGACGGAACCCCTAGAAAAATAATGGACAATTCAAAGATAGAATCTTTAGGTTGGAAACCTAAAATGACCCTAGAAATGGGAATAGAAGAAACCATTAAATGGTATTGGGATAATAAAGATAAAGTTAGAAAATGAAAACAGCGTTAATCACAGGGGTAAATGGACAGGATGGATCATATTTAGCAGAGTTACTTCTGAATAAAGGGTATATGGTTCATGGCACGATTAGAAGATCCTCGTCGTTCAATTCGGGAAGAATCGAGCATTTCAGAGAGCATCCTAATTTTAAAAGACACTATATGGATCTAACTGATTCGGGAAACGTCTCCCATATAATTTCACAACTAAAACCTGACGAGATCTATAATTTAGCTGCTCAGAGCCATGTTAAAATCTCCTTTGATATTCCAAATTATACTGGACAGGTTGATGCTATGGGAACACTAAATGTTCTGGAAGCAATCAGAACACATTCCCCAAATTCTAAATTATATCAGGCTTCTACGTCAGAATTATATGGTAAGGTTCAAGAAACCCCCCAGAAAGAAACAACCCCATTCTATCCTAGATCTCCGTATGGAGTTGCTAAATTATATGGATATTGGATTGTTAAAAATTATAGAGAATCATATAATCTTTTTGCATGCAATGGAATTCTTTTTAATCACACATCACCACGTAGGGGTGAAAACTTCGTAGAAAAAAAAATTATAGATTCTCTTTGTCAAATCAAAAAAGGAAAAGTAGACATATTAACATTGGGTAACCTTTCTGCTCGTAGAGATATAGGACATGCAAAAGAATATGTTGAAGGAATGTGGAGAATGTTACAATTAGATTCTCCGGAAGATTTTGTTCTAGCAACTGGCGAGACATATTCCATTAAAGAAATGGTTAATATGGTGTGTAAAAAACTCGATTTAGATATAGAATGGAAAGAAGGAGGGGAACAAGAAATTGCAATAAACAAATCCACTGGTAGGGTTATTATAGGAATAGATCCTAAATATTATAGACCAGCAGAGGTTGAGATTTTACAGGGAGATGCTTCTAAAGCTAAATCGCTATTAGGATGGGAACCAAAACTATCTCTGTCAGAAATATTTGATGAGATGATAGCAGAATCACTAAAGGATTAGTGATTAGTGTTTGATACAATTTCATTTGCCTTTATTAAATCATCTAGTGTTTTAACTTCGTATTTAGTTTGCCCGGGTACACCCCAATCTTTTTGTTCACCCCAATTAATAAATCCCTGATGTGTAATATGGTTTCCTGAATTATAGGAAAAATCATGATTTCCCTCTTTAGCTGAAGATTTTTCAAACTCGTTTCTTGAGCTAATGTTTTTATATCCGTATTTTTCCATTATTTCTTTTTCTTTCTTAGGTTAGCCTTTGCTTGTTTATAAAGTGCTTTATCACCCATTTTGGTGGTCTTACCCCCGGTAACAAAAGAATTAACCCTTGCCATTGCCCATTGCTGGGGATTAGTTCCTGGAATATGTCCTATTTTCCATGCTGCGTACCCTCTTTTCCATACCTTCTTTAAAATCCCTAAAGGAAATCTAGTTTTTTCTGATTTCTTTTTAAGTGCTTTATTTACTGGACTAGAAACAGAATCTACACCTTCATTAAGGTTATCTAGATTATATTCTTCATTTAGCTCGTTAAAAACCTCCCAAGCTGCAATTTCCGCTGCTTCTACAAAAGAATCAAATCCTAATAGTTCGTTGTTTTCACTTTCTCCAAACATTTTCTTGTATTTATTCGTGTATTGGCTGGTTTTAGTAGCAACCTTCTTACCCTTACCTGCCTTGCCTGACTTATAATCTGCGTCCCATTCAGTATACGCCGAGGGATCATTATCTGCTTTATCTTTATTTTTTTTAATTTCCCTTTTCATTATTCTGGGATTTTTGGATAAATATTTCTTAGGAACTTTCATAATTCTATATATTCAGGTTTATCCTGAAATAATTCCTAATTATTTTCTATAATAAAATAACAGCAAGTAAATCGCCTTAGCGGACCATGTTTAAAAAGCTAAAGAAAATAATCAGTATTATGACAGAAAAAGATCTTTCCGAGCTGAAGGAAGAATACGGAAAGTATTCCTATCAGTGGATAAAGGGTGATAATCTATCTATGACTCAACATTATTCAGATATAGTGGAAGAGGGAGATAAAAGATACATCATCTTTACCGATAAAAGTAGAATATCCCTGGATCTTCTAGATGAATATATGATTAAGGTAGAAAGGGGGTTTGAAGAGGGAATTAAGCTTAATTTAAACTCAATCGAAACCATTAAGGAAACAGTCCAGGTGGAGGAGGATTTTACTAGAAATAAAGGAGTTAAGACCAGAGATATCTCTTACGAATCTGTCGGGGTTAAAAGTTCAGATAGTCCTATTTTCTCCCTTCTTTCTAAACAGAAGGAAAACTGGGTGGATGTCGATCTTAAATTGACAATTAATTTACCCCCTAAGAGTCTCTGGGATGTTCTAATGGGATCTTTTGATGATGCGGAAAAAGATATCCTTGAATATGTCACAAAAGATCTTGATATAGAAGTAGTAAGGCAATCCTTGAGGGAATCTATAAAAGAGATATATAAAAAAAATAAAAGCATTCCACTAAAAAATGTCAGATCCCAAGATTCTATTTCAGAATAACTATATAGAGGTTATAGAAAATAAAGGCATTGTTGGAATTAAACAAAAAACTCCATCAGTAATTATACTTCCATACACCACGGACGAAGCAGGTAACCCTAGATCATTAGGACTAATAGCAGAGCCCTCTTCTATTAAGGAAGAAAAAATAACACACACCATTATAACTGGTAGCCCAGAAGATTCCGATGTTGATATTTTAGCCACTGCTAAAAGAGAACTAAAGGAAGAATCCGGATACGAAGTCGAAGACACGGAAAAATGGGATTTTTTAGGAAATATACAGACCTCTAAGTTAATTGTTAATGGAAATCCAGCTTTTGGTGTAGATGTTACTGATCTACAAAATAAGGAAAAATCAGGGGATGGATCGGATAAAGAAGAAAATACTAAATTTTCTTTAATTCCTGTAAATGACGCGATAAATCTTGATGATGCTTTAATTTCCTGCTTATTTCTAAAAATATTTCAAAATAAATTAATTTAAACTATATGTTCAACCAAATTCCTTCGAGAAAAGAAAGAAGAGCCCTTGCTAAAAAACTAGGATTAACCGGTAAAAAAGAATCTTTAAAACAATATGTTGAAAGAATCGGGAGAGCTCAAGAATTCGGAAAACAAATACATTTACAACATTTACAAAATCAAGAGAATTTAAGAATCAATTCAGAAGCAAATTTAGAAGAAAATAAGGAGCAATTACCATCGGAACCCACTAACTCTCCAAATTGGGGATTAGAAGATTTTAAACAACAAGTCATAAGTGGAGAAAATCCAGAAGCCTAAAAGAACTACCCTTAAAATACATCTAACGGCGCTTTCTTATCGGGAAATCAAGAAAACCTTGATCGATAATGAGAAAGTCTCTTATATTGATGTTACTAAGATTATTACCGACAGTTTTGGTGATAAGGATCTTAGTGATATCCAATACTGGATTTTAAACCAAATGATAGTAAAAAAGATAGAATCGTTTAAATCCACCAACACCAACCGCATTTTTATTACTATAAAAGACCCTAATAAGGGTTCGGTTAAGACATTCAAAGAGCTTCTCTCCGAAGCTAAGCTATCCCCCGCACAAGTAGAAATTTACAGCATTTAATTTTTTTAGACACTTCCTGTAATACGGGAATATATAATTAAAATAAAGTTGTAAATGTCAACAGAAGGAGTACAAAATGTCAGGGGAACAGCATCAGAAAGTGCTACTAACGTTCAAGTAAGATCTGATAACACATCAAAGACATTTGATAAATCGATTGACAAGAGTTCCGAACTCGAAGGGTTAATCTATAAGTTTAACAGCGACAATGAATATGGTGTTTTTGAGAATGTTAGTGATGCAGTTACAACTCTTCCTTCTTCTTTGTTTTTTGAGGCTCAATCCTCGGAAGATGGTAGATTAGGACTTTTTAACTATTATGTCATTGGTGATATTAGAAGTTCAACCGACGGTAAAGGAAAGATAACATACGTACAATCCGAAAGATTTGAGCAAAACCAAGTAGTAACTCCGGAGATAAGTAGAAACCCAACCGCCAATGCTATTATACAAGCAACAACAGTTAATGGGGCATATTTAGATCCCAGAAGTAAGTATGTGTCTCAACCATATAATGTCAAAGACTTTATATTTTGTAAGCACTATGGAGTTATTCCTAATAACAGGATGATAACATTAAGGAGATTTCCTAATGCTGTTATGGATAATCTAAGAGTTCCTACGCCAGGGCAAAGGGTTGAAGCGGTTGATAAAGGGGGAAAGTTACAAGGACAATACACTGAGGGTTCATCAATCTCTACGAGTGAGATGATTAAAGATGGTGCATGTTTACCAATAGCTCAAGCAGTTACATTCTTTGGTGCAGATACAAGTAACAGCCTAGATTCTATATTAGGAATAAGCACCGGATTAAGCTTTAAATCTGCGGATCAGGAGAGACTTAAAAAAGCTTACGGGAACGACAAAGGGTTTATGCAAAGTACACTTGGTAAATACATTGAGGCCCTAGCTGGTAGCGAACTAACTGGTAATCTTAAGGGAATTAGTAATGCCATAGGAGTTATAACCGATCCGGATAACGTTGAATTAAGACAAAGAAGGGAGTTATTCGATAAGTTAACACAAGGCGATGGTCCATTAAGTAAAAGAATTTTTGTCGATGTTAATACCGTCAACCAAATGATGATAAGAGATGTAGGTTTTACTGGGGGAGATCAATCATTTAATCTCACTTTTAACTACAGTCTTACCAGTGTTGGAGAGATTAATAGTAGAATGATGTTTATAGATTTAATGGCAAATCTATTAGCAATTGGCAGTGACTATGGTAAATTTTTAGTACCTCAATTATTAGTAGGATCAAATAAACAAGGTATTGGATTTCCTGGAGGTTCTAAGGGATTTGTTAAACATCTAACACACCCGGTAGAATTTCTAAATGATATGCTTAAACTTAACTTCGAGGCTGAGGTAAAATCTAAGATAGAAAACATAAACGGCACTTTAGAAAAATCTAAAGCAGAGATTCAAGGTCTAAGTAAAGGACAACCCCTTCCTAAAGACGGGCAGGTTTACAAAACGTTAACTGCAATGCTAACCAATGATTTAGTAAACCAGTTAATCTATGAGCCTATAATGCTTTCCGGATATCCAACCGGTGAGTGGCACGTTGTCGTAGGAAATCCGCTGAATCCTATTGCTATGATTGGAAATCTAATATGCACTAACGTTACCATTAAACTTAATAACGTTTTAGGACCTGATGATTTTCCAACGGAGTTAACTGCGGTCTTTAGTATGAAAGCAGCAAGACAGAAACACAGGGGTGATTTTGAAAGCATGTTTAATAGAGGCAATGGAAGATTATATCTCGGTAAACTGCCAATCTCTGATGCTACACTTAACGCCCAAGTTGGTGCACTTAGCGGTAATGATATACAAGGACAATTATCAGGTAACACCAGAACCGATGCGGGTATGTTTGCATCAAACCCTGATGGCCAATAATAATTAAAATCTGATGATCAGTATAGATATTTTAAATAACAAGCAAGAAAAAATCATTAACGGTGTTAATGTGGTTGATCTAACAACTCAGTCGATTAATCAGGACGTTACACCGGGATATTCTAGGTTTATAGTTACCACTGAAGAAATGACAATGAGAGCAGATCTTGTTTCTCATATGTATTGTGGGAGTCATGATAAAATGGGGACACTTTTAAAAATAAACTCAATAGGTAATCCATTTTCGCTTGATAGTAATGAGGTTCTATTTATACCGGATTCCCCAACATTAAGTAATCTTCCAAGAAAACCAGCAGGAGAAGAACAAGGGGAGGTTAGAAAATCTTTTAGAAAACAACTACAGGAAAGAGTATCAAAAGTGTCCGAGAACAGAAAAGAATACCTTAATTCGGTAAGTATTAGTGAGGCAACACAAGTACCATTACCTCCTAACGTTGCACAGGAGGGATCAGAGCAATTTAAAGTTGAAAATGGAAAACTTATTTTTGGATCTGATATAGGAGTTTGTAGAACAAAAATACAACAGAACAGATCTGTTGCAACCATAAAATCAAGATTTGCTCAAAGACAAATTTTTGAATCATGATAGACAGCAAAAAGACAATAGTACAATTAGATAAAGAAACTATAGTTCTTGATGAACTTTCTATTATAGATGAAATAGGATCATCCGATAAAAAAAAGGTTGAAACAACAGGAGCTAGAGAAGAAACATCGATAGGCTTTGGTGCTCCGTTGATTATCATAAACTCCTATATGGTTAGGAATATTGGATTTTTTAGACTAGATTTAAGCGAAAGAATACCCCAATTAATATTTAGATTTACCCCAGAAGACGAAAGTTTTCTTTATACCTCATATCCTAAAGATGGAGATGTTGTTGGTCTTTATATAAGAGCAACATCTGAGCTTTATAAACCAATAAGAATGGACATGCTAGTGACTGAGGTTCTTAGTCATTTTTCAATGTCTCCTATACCAGAAGACAGAGCAAACTCGTCTGGTGCATCTTTCACAATTAAAGCTCAAATGAGAATTCCTTCTCTATTTCAGCACATCTCTAAATCTTTTATAAATAAAACATCGTTTGAAACATTAAGAGAAATAGCAAAAGATCTTGGACTAGGGTTTGCGTCTAACGAGAGAAATACTAACGACAGGATGAACTGGATATGTCCGAGTAAAACCTATTATAAATTCATGGAGGATGTAGGTAATTCTTCTTGGCTAGGCGAGGAAGATTTTTTTGATTGGTGGATAGATCAATATTATGTTTTAAATTTTGTAAATCTCAGAAAGCAATTATTAGAAAAAAGTAAAGATGAGACTAAGATATTAGCAGCAATAGGAACCGAAAATGGAATTAGCGGAGGATTAAATGGAAATATTAAACCCAGTGAAATATCTATGCCTTTACTTATAACAAACGATTCTTATTACAAAGAGTATCCTTTTTATATAACAGCTTATTCTGTTAAAAATTCATCCGGATATATTACAAACAATTTTGGATATTCTAGAGACTTAGAGTTTTATGATACTAGATTAGTTAGCGATAGACCTGTTAATAAATTTGTAAGTTATAATATTGAATATGTGACCCAAAAGAGTCTAGATCCTAGCAGTATACTTTTTAAAGGAAGAGTAAATGAGGATGTTTACAAGAACGAGAGAAAAAAAACATGGGCAGGAACTCAATACGGAGAGAATCAACACAAGAATATACAACAAGCTTTAGTTCAAAATAGACTTAACAGATATGAGAACTTTAAGGTGTATCTAGAAACAAAAATGCACGCATACGTTCCGTGGGTTTATAGAGGACAAACTATACCAACCAGAATAGTTCATATGGATTCTATAACTGCAAGATCTAACTCAGTTGAAAGCAAACAGAATGATCCTATAGATGCTCAACAGCACGAGGCTGGTAAAAAAGTAGATAATAAGTTTTTAAGTGGTGTGTATATGATCATGGGTTCTTATATTGAGTATATAGACAGTAGAATTACCCAGTCTTTTGTTTTAGGAAAAAGAGAATGGTTAATCAACGATGGAAGGGGATCAGATCCTGGACCTAAAGTATCTAAATAAAAAATGGCAAGTTTTTTAAACGAAATTAAGGATAATCTCAGCAGTGTAACTGATCCCAATCAGATACTAAACCGTGGTGTAGATAAGCAAAGAACCACTTTTCTTAAGGGATTAAAATCAACGTCTTCTGGACAAAAAGAGGATCCAACTTATACCGGATTTAGAATAATGTTTGATATGGGACATAATGGATTAGTAGATCCTGAGACATTTCTTCCAATAAGTCCTTTATTCTCTAACGGAAGAAGTGGAGAGGGAAATCCTAAAATGATGAAGATGGACGGATCCGTAGATTTTTTCCATCTATCCAGACAAAAAATGTATCCATTTCCTAACTATACCGAAAAGATGCACTATATGACTGCTGAAGGATATCTTAGACAAAGAAGAAGCAAAGCAGAGAATGGACTAGGCGGGAATTTAACAGATAACACTGGTAGAGTTATAGCCGGAGATAGAAGTCAAATAAATGACAGTTCTATATCACATAGAGCAGACTCTTTAGTTGGATTTAAAAATTTATTAACTAGTATTAACGAAAAAAGTCCTTGGTTTATTCAATCCATAGAGGGTCTTGATAAAGTATTAAGTGTTACACCTCCTAGACAAATTGGTGGGGGATCTTCGTACAGGGAACAAAGATCTGGAATTTTAACTTTTGATTGTATGGATTCCATTGATTTAAGAATTAATGCAATGGCAGAGCTTTATAGAAAAGCAACATACGATTATCAAAATCACAGAGAATTACTACCGGCTAACTTAAGAAAGTTTAGAATGTGGATTATAGTAACGGAGATTAGACAGATAGATTTACAGAAAAACCTAGGAGATGTTTTAAATCCATTTAATATGCCAGGTGTTTCAAGTGCTGTTGAATCAATCCGTAACATAGCAAGCTCTGCTGGTGTATTGAAAGATAAATCTACCGAATCAGAAAATCCTAAGAGAGATTTGGAATCCTTTGTAAAATCCTTTGAGAGGATGCAGCCTTATATTATGATTTACCAATTAGATCTTTGCGAATTTAATTTTGATGAATCTTATGCGTTTGGAACTCTTTCTAATTCTAACCTTTCTTCCGGATCGCCAGTTAAAAATAGATTTAAAGTTCACGTTGGAGCTGCTAAAGAATATAAGTTACAATACAATATACTTTCAGATCTAATTAGAAACGAATCTATATTTGCTCCAATATTAATACAGGATAGTTGGAATTTACTTGGATCTAAAATTCTAATGAAGAATGCAACTACCGATAACAATACGAATCTTTTTAGAAACCTAGCAAGCAACTTCATTAACAATTCAGTTGCTTCTGTAGTACAACAACAGGTTTCTCCTATTGTTACGGGAGCTCTTCTAGGAAATGCCTACGGATTTAGATTATCAGATGCTGTCAGATCCCTTAATTCAGTTCAAGATGCAGTTAATGGTCTAAGTAACATAAGATCTCCATTTCAGAATTCAACCCCGCAGGCTAACGGTCTTGGCGGACCTAGTGAAAGACAATATCAGGTAGTAAGGGAGGATGTTTATCCAAATAATGCTAATCCACCAGCAGGGGGGAGTCTTGGAAATATTTTACCTGGTGGGGGAGCTCCTGGAACAGTGGGAGCTAATGATGTTTATCCGAATAGCCCAGGTAGTGATCTTGGATTACCGTCTAGAATTTATCCAAAATCTAATGATGATGTATACAGAAACGTAGGTGGAGATCTTACTAATAGTGATCTTGGTGTACCGGATAGGGTCTATTCAAATCTGCCAAAAGAGGACGTTTATCCAAATAGCCCAGGAAGTGATTTAGGACTTCCAAAAAGAATCTATGTGACTACTAAGAACGAGGATCTTTATTCAGATTCACCAGGTAAGGATCTTGGTGTACCTGATAGGGTATACAGACAAAGCGATGGTGGAAACATGGATCTCTATCCAGATTCTCCAGGAACTAGCTTAGGTCTACCTGATAGATCGTATCCAAATAACAGCGGTGATGATCAATATCCTGACTCTCCAGGAAGTGATCTTGGTGTACCGACCAGGAACTATAAAACAATCAACGAAAGAGTGTATAAATAGGGGTTTTAGAAACAGGGATAAATAAGGTAAAATATTGTTTGTATGCCTTTAGACAATCTCCAAGAATCCAATATAGAAAGAAGCCAGCATTTCCTTGGTGTAATCGTCGATAATAAAGATCCTGAATTCAGAGCAAGATGTAAAGTCAGGGTTTTTGGTGTTTTCGATGATATACAAGACCCGGATCTACCTTGGGCTTTTCAAAGATTTGATATTTCTTTCGGAGATAACGGAGGATCTGGTAGGGTAAGTATACCGAAATTAGGAGCAATTGTTCATGTTCAATTTAATAATGGTAATTATTATGCACCTGAATATAAAGCTGTACAAGAACTTTCAGCAGATCTGATAGAAGAACTAAAAAGTTCTTATGAAGGAGCACATTCCTTAATATACGATGGTATAGAAAATCTTAGAATATTTTATACAGTTGCAAAAGGACTAACAATAGACTTAAAAGACTCAACCGTTGTTATATCTAATGATAATTCTATAACATTTACCCACGCTGGTCAAACGTGTACCCTTGAATTTAGAGGTGGAAAAATAACAGAGTTTGCAAATTCTGAAATCGAAAGCACCGCAACTACTAGAATTAAACAAAGTAGTAATGAAGTTTGGGTTGATGGAAAGGTAACTAAACTTGGACACTCCCCAGTATACTCTGCGGTACTTGCGGAACCTCTCTGGATGTTTTTAAAACAGATGGCTTCTGCAATAGACGCAAAACTTCCTTCTACACCTGGTGCTATGTCTAGTTTAGCAGAGAGCTATGAACAGCTATCAACATCCGATGTAGTTAAGGTAACAAAGAGCAATTAGTCTAAATGGAAATAAACCCGGATAAACTCCAAGATATAGTAGATCAAATCAAGAGCGGAAAAATAACTCCGCAGGATGCAGCAGGAATGTTGGGTGGGACATCAGACCCTATACCTACTGACGAAGAGATTATAGCAAACGGTAAAGAATTGGAAAATTCTATAGTTCCTGTTCCTCTGATATTAAGCGATGATGATATTAACGATCTTACGTGTACATATTCTGGTGAAGAATTAGCTAATAGAATGTTTTGGCTAATACTGGAAAGACAAGGATACCTTGACAGGATATCAGATGTTCCCGATTTTAGAACAAACAGGTCTTTCGATTCTTTTTTAACAAAAAAAGGATTGGAGATAGAATTAAACAGTGCCAAGGAAATGGTTTCTGATAATCTTGATCTGGATGGTATAGGAATTAAATTTAGTGGGTCAAATAGAAAAGTAAGAAATTTCGGGATTGGACCTTTCCGGTTTCAAATTAATATTATAACAAATAAAGGAATACCCCTATTTTTTCATATTGCACCTCCTAAATTAAATCTAGGCCAAATAGTAGATAGAATAAAATCAAGAATTACCCCGTCAGAGGGAAAATGCAAACAATCTACTATAGACGAGGATTCAATGCTTCAGTCGTTGCAAGAACTTTTAGACCAGGAAGAAGAAAATAGAAATCTTAACAATCTGGATAATATTGTGGACGAAGTATTTTGTGAACCAAACATACCAATTAATCCAGAAACTGGGGAACCACTATTCACAGAGAAAGACCTTAAAACATTTATACAAGAAATATGTGAGCCCGAACAGGAAACTCCAGAAGCACCTGTCATTCCAGAGATAGACATAGAGGATACTACTAAGTGTATAAATGAGACACTTTCACAGGCCAAGGGAATATTTAAAGATGTTAGAAGTAATAATGAACTTAAATCTAGAAATGAAAAAGCAGAGAAGGAATTGGAGGAATTATTATATCACTATAGAATAATTCAAAATTTTTACAATACACTCAACTCTTCGTATAATCAAAAAATAAAAAACAAAAACAAGATAGATGCAGGGACGGTAACCCCATTAATAATAAAAAACAAAAGTTTAAGTTTTGTTAATGCGTTAAGATCTTTTTCTGTTAGATTCAGCGGAAGTGATTTTACTACTTCCGGGTATACCGGAATTAATTTTGCTCTTTCGTATCCAACAGGACTTGGTAAATCTATAGAATACGAAACGGTAAAATCAGATTCCTCTAGTGAGCTATTATCTGACACATACCAAACCATTGACATAACTAAATTACAGTTAGGAATGGAGTTTTCAAAAAATGGTATACTAGGATCAGGAAATACCTCATTCTTAAAATCCTATAAAAATTTTATTACCTTAAAGGATCAAAATCCAAAGCTTAATAGTGAATTTTTCTCTTTTGTTAGCGACGTACAAAATACCAATAAATCAAAAGATGAAATAATAAAATCCATAGAAAAGGATCATGGATTTTTGTATTCTAATTTGTTAGAATCATCTGCAAGTCCCTGGTTATTCTTTAATTCTACGGAAAGAGGAGATAATGATGCAAGAAAATCTGAGGATCTTAAACCGTCCAGCACAGATAGTGACGGAAATCCAAACCCAGAGTTTATAAATTTTTGGGGGGATTATAAGATTTCTTGGGACAAAAAATACACAAGTAAACAGAAAGAGATAGATCTCAAAATAGAGGAGATTAAAAAGATATCTGATGTCTTTGCAGAATCTCTTACTGATCACTATATAGTGTTTGGTAGCGGATTAGGCGACACACAAAAATCTCTAAAAGAAACCTCAGATGCTATAGACGGAAGAGTTTTAGAGATAAAAAACCTATTGATGACTATCGGTGAATCTATACAAAAGCTTGACCAACAAAATTCTGGAGATACATTATCTTCTAGAGCATCTTCGATAAAGTGTGGAAAAAATGACGATCCTGGGGTTAAAGTAAAATGTCCATCAGACTGTTGTGGACCTGCAGGATCTGGGTTAAATAAAGGATTAAATCCTAATACATCATACGGATCTGTAGATTGTCCAACTTTTTATACTAAATGTTATTGGAAGGAGTTTTCGAAAAAAGCTAATATAGTAGGATTACTCCCAGTATTAAACGGGGTTCCTCCTATTGAAAACCCAGCTCAATTCGCTCCTAATTTAGGAATGAAATATTGGCCAGTAGGATATCTACCGCCATCTTTTATTCCTCTACCTCCTCCGTTAGTTAATCCTCTAGACGGATTACCATTCATAAGAATACCAATGCCAATGATATGGACAAAGGTAGATCCTATAGTTATACCTTTACCAGTAGGATTAATAGTAATATTCATTCCTTTTATAGGTGGGTTTATGCCTAGCCCTCTAGTATTTTTTTATGATTTCTTAACCGGTAATTCTATATTTCTTTTAGGTATGAGAGGTTTTAGATTTATCCCTAGAAAATCTGATCCTGTTATACCAGACCCGTTGGAAAATTACAAAAAGTTTTTATCTTTTGGTATACCTAATTATCTTTTCCCTTTTAGTAATCTAGGAGGTGATAACGTAGATTCTTCTGGAAGATTACTACAAGAAGTAATTTCTAATGTTGAAAAACAACTAACAAATGTACAGAAGAATGTTGATTTTTCTAAAATTCAAAAAGTACAGGATGACATTGCTAAAAAGAAAAAAGATTTAGAAGATGAAGCACTTGAACTGAAAAGAAAAAGCGCAATCGAAGGAAAGGAAGCATACAATGAGAAGAAGAAACAATTAGAAGAAATATCTAAAAGTTTTGATTCACTGAAAGAATCTTCGATAAAAGATACTCTTAAGGATCATTTAAAAAACTCTATAGATCTTCCTGATGTTACATTTCCTAAAAATTCAAAAAACCTAATAGCAGAAATACCTTCCCCTATAAAAAGAATACAGGACATAAACTCAAAAACAAAACTTGGAAGTTTACCCGAGGTCCCTTTTATAAATCTGCATTCCCGTATTTTAAGTAAGATCAATTCAGTAAAAATACCAGAGGATCCAAAGTTTAAAGAACAGAATAAAAATCTTTCTGCTGATTCAAAAATAGTAGCATCTTTTAATAATAAGCTTTCTGAGATCAATAAAAGTGAAGAAGATCTATCTAAAATGAATAGTTTAGTTTCTAAGACTGTTGGTGATTATTTGAATTCCAAAGATTCACCCTTAAGTTCTAAATCTTTATTATCTTTTAAACCTAAAATAAATTCAATACCTAAGATTGGTGGAGAAACGATAGCTGCTGCAGGATTGGTAGAGAATATACCTAACCCAGTAATAGACTCGTTAAAATCCCAATTAAGTAATGGGATTAAATTAAACACTAAAGACCTAACGGATCTTGTTAATAATACTGCTATAGGAGAGAATAAAGTATTAAGAGCTAGAGATTTAAAACTTATAGTAAAAAACACAGTGAATAAATCCCTTAGTGCGTTTCCTGTAGATCTTAAAAAATTCAGCATACCTGATCCTGCTAGTGCTGCTAACATAGCAAAAAGTATAAGTGGGTTTTCTTCATCCCTTGAAATTCCTCCATTTCCTCCTAAGAAAAGTGGAAATCCTGCTTCTCCCCTTGGAATAGGTGGTATTCCCCAAATACAAATACCGGGTAAGGTGATTAGTAATTTTTTGGTAGAGGGAATGTCGTCATCGATAGATTCACTGGATATTAATTCAATTATTCCGGGTGGTCTTAATGCTTTTCAAGATTTAAGTGCAGATGATATTAAATCTATGGGAAAAAACATTGCAACAAATTTTACAAAAAAAGCTAAAATTCCTGCAATAGAAAATATACCTCAAATTCCTTTAACTGCTAGACCCCAGGATTTTACCGAGTTAACGATGAACTTTTTACCTATTCATCCTTTTTCTGACATAGCTTTTACCCTTCTCTGGACAAAGTATAAAATGGTTCCTAGAATACCAGTACAATCCTCTTCTATAAAACCGATCAGAGATATACAAAATGCATTGATTTATAATATACCTTGGCCGGTTGCTGCTTTAATGGGAAGAAATTTATTAAATATAATAAACCCTCTCTTTACTATAGATGATATTCCTAGATGGGATAGAATGACTTTAAAGAATCCTTTTTTCGTTGTTTTCCTTGATGAGTTTTTAAGATCAGCAGCAGATATATCGGGAGGCTTTAAATTCTTTGTGGGTGCGGGAAAATTATTTTATCCCCTCCCAGATTCTGAAATTAATTTAGGGTTTGGTACTAAAATTAAAATAAACTAAAAATATCTAAAAACAAAAAAAATGGCTAAGCAAAGACTTTACACAAGGGATGAGTATTCTCCGGAGGAAAGAGCTGTTATGGATGCCCTTTATGAAGGGCACTTTAAAAGTAATTTTACTGATAATAATATCAAATCTTATTCTAAGGAGCTAGAAGAAAATCAAGTATTAAGTGTTAAAATCACACAGGTAAGAGGAAACAGTGCAATAGGGGAAACCTTAGTTGGACAATCCGTTTCGATTGATCTATCTAAAGAAGAAAAGGCAATCCGTAGATTAGGATTTCCTCCAATGGATGTTCAGGAGGGTACTCAACTAGATGTTGTTATTTTCAAGGATAGATCCGGAGCATATAATGGTTCTCTTGCAGCAGGATATGAAAATTCTTTGAAAAATGAATTATCAGCATCTATTAAAGATGAAAACACTGCATACAGAGTTAGAATAGATTCAACATGTCCAGGTGGATTCATGGTAAACCTTTCTGGAATTAAATGCTTCCTTCCAGGATCTTTGGCAGCAGCAAATAGAATTATAGATTTCCAGTCATTTGTTGGTAAAACAATAAATGTTATGATTGAAACGTATGATGAAAAGAGAGATATCTTTGTTGTATCGTTCAAAAAGTATCTAAAGCATATTATAGATGCCAAAGTAGAGGAACTATCTCTAACACAAAAATACACAGGAACAGTTACAGGAACATCTAATGCTGGTGTATTTGTTGAGTGGGACGAATACTATACTGGTTTAATTCCTGCCGAGGAATTTGAGAATAGTGGCACTAAAATGGAATTAAATGCAGGAGGAAGCGTATCATTCTATGTTTCTGACTTCAGAAATCCTAATAGAATAGTATTAAGATTAAACCCACCTGAGGAAAAAGACAGGGAATTACAAGAGCTTAGAGACGTTTCTTTATTGGAAGATAAAGAAAATAAAATATATAGAGGAACAGTAACCAAAGTTAAAGGTTTTGGGGTTTTTGTAAAACTTGAAAACGGAATAGTTGGACTAGTTGAAAAGGACTATTTAGCAAAAAATCCTAAAGACTATGAGGTTGGGTCAGAAATGGCATTCACAGTCTTGGATGTAGAGCTACAGAGTTCGAAACTCTATTTAAAAGAAAAAATTGAAAATACTTGATCAAAATTTTTATTATGCAGCTCAAATAGGATTCGAGTTTGAATTCATGTCGTCTTTTACTAGAGACGAAATAGCAGACAAAATTGGGGAAGATTTAGGGAAAAAAGTTAAGGTATTTAGAAAATACCACTCTAAATTTTCCCCAACTCGTGATATTTTTAAGTTAGAGCCTGATTTTTCCGGGGGTTTAAAAATGGTAGAGCTAATTACCGGACCGATGGATTATTTTGAGGCTATTCCAGTTTTAATTAGAATTCTTAAATGGATAGACGAAAACGGATACACCACTGAAAAATCTGCATTACAATTTGGGCTAAGCTTTGATAGATTAAAATATCCATCGCTGGTTGATTTTAAGGAGTTAAATCCCTTGAAATTTGTTTTGGGTTTTGATGAGGAATTTATTTGGAAGAGATTTCCGGAAAGAAGAGGATCTTTATATGCTAAATCCATTAAGAGAATCTCCCCCTCTAATAAGTTCATTAGAGGATATAAAGACGTTTTAGGCGATCGAAATGCTTATAAAGTTTACACCGAGAAAAATATGGGTGTAAATCTAACCAAACTCGAAAAGGGCTATATGGAGGTTAGATACATGGGGGGTACAGATTATCAGAAAAAATACTCAGAGATAAAGGAAGTCATAGATTATACTATTAGTCATACCTTTAAATCGCTTTTAAGCAACGACACACTAAGCCAAAAAGAAACTGCTACCCTTAGTGAGTTAATTTCTAACGTTTATAAAGATACCGAGAGTTTTATTGATGCAGAATCTTTCATGAGAAATTATCCAAATTTTCATGTTAGCGTGGATTTAAGAGAAGATTTACAAATAATTAAAACATATTTTAATGAGGTTAGAAATATCCTTTATAGCTTAATTGTTGAAAATTCAGTAACGGAAGGATTTTTAAACTACGACACCCAAATATCTAAATATCAATTAAAAGACGCGGTCACTAATAATGCCAACATGATAAAGGATCTTGATTTGATCGAATGTGAGATAGAGGGAAATATTGGGAGATGTAGATTATTTGGTTGTGTATTAAATAATTGCCAGGTAGAGGATTCACAATTAGTTATGAACAACGATGTGAAAGAATCTAAAATAATAGATTGTGATCTAAGTTTTAGTAACAAGGTAATAAATTCCTATATAGATTCAAAGGATAGAGAAATCAGCTGTGAAATCGAAGGGGGAGTAATTAGATCTGGGTATATTACAAATCTGGCGGAGGTATCAAAAGAAACAGAAGTTATCAGTGATAGCGCAGATGCTAAAGGAAAGGATAAAGGAAAAGGCAAAGGCGGTAAAATGTTAGTGACCTCTGTATTTCCTGACAGAAATGATGACGGACAAATAAGGCCACAGGGACCTTTCAGCGATCTAAATAGCGGAAAACCTAGTTTTTCGATAAATAGATTGTTTAAAAATAACGAATAAGCGATGAATACCACGGAAGATCAGTTGATACAGGAGGTTAAGGATGATATTTCTCACTCGTGTGCTTTACCATATGCCTTAAATGATGGAGAAATAAAAAGAATTATAAAAAGGGCCAAAGCTTATTTTTATGACAACTACCAATATGCTGTCGAGGATAAGATCTTGGTATTGCCCGCTGTAATATTTGCAGGACCCCAATTTAGAGCAACAAGACAGGTTCAACTTCCTGAGTGTGTAGTAAGTGTATGGGACGTGAGAGAGGTTGGGGGATCTGGAATAGTTGGTACTCCTGACAGAGATTTTGGAGATAGTAAATTACTAGGTTCTGAGTTAATGCTAAGTCCTTTCGTTGGAGATAATTTAGTTTACAGAACAGTATTATATTCATTTTTCGATTTAGCAAAAGCATATCTATTAGAGACATTTGCTTTTAATTATAATAAAAATACCAAAAGACTGACAATAAATGGTAGAGACCCCAATAGAACAACATCCACTGGATTAACTATGGGCGGTAGAGACGTCGGGGTTAGAGCATTTATTGCAATTCCTGAGGAAAATCTTTATTCTGATGAACTTTTTGTTAGATATGTTTTAGCAGAGGCTAAAATCAATATAGGTAGACTTTTAGGAACATTCTCATATAAATTACCAGGAGACGTCACAATTAACGCTACCGCTATTCAATCTATAGGACAGGCAGAGAAAACTGAGGTTATGGAAATGATTAAAAGCGAAAACACCCCTAGCTACTTTTTACAGTGGAACTAGTCCCTTTAATTATCTTCTCCTAATATTTATAAATATATAAGGAAGATAATGATCAAAATTTCGGACATATACCCAAGAAATCCTGATGATCCACTTTATGTGCCAAATAAGCTGGAGACTGACGATGTCGTAGAATCCACTATAGGTATGATAAAGCAGATTATGCTAACCAAACCTGGTTCGGTTCTTGGTGACCCGTTTTTTGGTATAGATCTTGAATCACTTATATTTGATTTTGAGGTTTCCCAATCAGAGTTGGAAGAGGCAATAAGCTTACAGCTTTATACCTACTGTACATTTGCTAGGGGAATATTAAAAATAGATTTTAAGGTTGGATTCTACCAGGGAGACACCAGAGATAGTTGTGTTATTGAATTTGGAATCAAAGGAAACCCGGTATTAGGAATAAAGGTAATTTAAAAAATGGATTTATTTAAAAAAAATCGGGCCAGAATACAGGATCTATTACAAGATACACTGGACCTTATACAAAGAAGATACAATCAAGCAAACCAGCTATTTACGGTGGCTTCTGCTTGGGGACAAATTTTGTTTGTTTTACAGAACCTTTCCCAGCTTATTCTATTTTTTATAGAGGATTCGATCACTGAACTTGACATTAAAAAAGCAAGTAGAGAAAGCTCGGTTTATGGATTAGCTGCTTTAACCGGACATAATGCAACAAGGAGTAGTTCAGCAAGGGGTCAAGTAGAAATAATATGGAATGGCATAGATTCAACAACCGTTGGAGGTGGTGCAATACTAATTCCTAGATATGCCTCTATAAAATTTCAAAACGGAGGTACTGGATATCTTTTAAATCTACCACAGGATTTTGCTAGAATTAACCTTAATTCATCAACTAAAGTAACCTGCGAAATTATAGAGGGTAGTATAAGATCTACAGTTTTTACCGGTAATGGTACTATACTACAAAGCTATAACGTTTCAGATAGGGTAACATCTGCTATAGACAATTTTGAGGTTAAGGTTTTTGTCAATAGCGAGGAATGGAAGGTTTACGATTCTTTATATGACATACCATATAACTACAAAGGATGTTTAGTAAAAACCGGAATAAGTAGTGGTATAGATGTTATATTTGGAAATTTAAACTTCGGAAGAATCCCTGCATTAGGCTCTACTATTACTGTGCAGTATGTTGAGACGGTAGGAACTGGGGGTAATATTAATTCTATAGAACCTAATAAAATAGCATTTGAATTCGACGATGACGGAACGGACGTTTACGGAAACAACGTTTCTTTAAAGGAGTATCTAAAAGTTAGTTGTATAACTGCACCACAACTGGGAATCAATAAAGAGTCTATTCAATTGACCAGAATATTAGCTCCTAAAACTTCAAGATCGTATGTTCTTGCAAATCCGGATAACTATATTACATATTTTGAAAAATTCGGTACATTCTCTATTATAGAGGCATTTTCAACCTTTGATGATCAGTATTTAGATGACGACAATATTATTTACGTTCTATTGGTTCCCGATATCACACAGAAGCTAAAAACAAACGAGACGTACTTTGACATCAAGGAATCTGAATTTACACTAACTTCATTTCAAAAAAATAGATTATTAAATTCTATTGAAGAGAGCGGACAAAAAATAGTTACCACCGAGGTTAAAATATTAGAACCTAAAATCTCAAGATACGTCATTAACGTATTAATTACGATGTTTGAAGGATATGATCCAGCAACGGTTAAAGGACAAATTATAGATTCAATTAGTACCTACTTCATCGGGATCAGAAGAAGGGATAAAATACCAAGATCAGATCTTATTGCTATCGTTGAATCTATCCCTGGAGTAGATTCGGTAACTCTTTTCTTTGTTTCTCAGAAAAATGAAAACTACGCTATAAGCGTTTCCTCTTTATCTGATACTGATCCTAAGAAAAAAATAGTTTTAGGTTTGGATGAATTTGGTGATATCTCTTTTGATAAAGATGAGATTGCAATAATTACCGGTGGATGGTCAGACAGGGCTGGTCTTTTCTATGATAGGGGAGCGGATTTAAACAAACTTTCTTCTATAAATATAGATGTTAGAAGCATAGTCCCTATCACGCATAATACTGAAATAAACCAGAGGAACAAGACCTTTATAAAAAATAGCACTCAATAATGTTTACTACAGAAAGAAAAAGTTATTACGAATATATTGGATCAACAGAGGATAGAAGATCTAACGCGGGATTTGATTACGAGGGAAAAATTCTCGAAAAAACTATGTCTTCTATAACACTTAGCGGCGATTCCAGTAGAAAAAATATACTAGAGTCAATTGAAAAGGTTGTTTTTAGATTAATAGAGACCACAAAGAATATTAGAAACTTTGTAAATTATAGAGTTCCTAAAAATAATAAGTACGTTAGATAATGAGTTATAAAAATTTACTCTTTTTCAATAAATCGGGAAGCCAGACAAACTTAATTTGGAATGGTGATTTTTGGGAAGCTAGACTAATGCTGCCTGCGGTTTCTGTTGATCTTTTTGAAATCGAGCATTTTTTTATTGTTGAGAAATTTAAAAATTCTCAGGGTGAGATAGTCTATGGATACCCACACATAACCCCGGATCTGTCAGGTACAACCTCTGCTTCAAAAATCTTTGGATCCTTTATTGCTGGATCAAGGAAGGTTGTAACGGACGTTGAACCTAAATTATCCTATGTAGGAGCTAAGCTTTTTTCTGTCCAATTTCCTAACGGCAATGAGGTAGTAGCAGTAGATGTTTCTGCAAAGACATTAACCCTTAATGATCCAGCAACCTATAACGAAACCTTAGTACCACTGGTTTTTAATATGTGGAAAGCTTCGTTTGAAACAACTAGAAACGTTTTAGATTTTGATACTTTCCCATCTTTTAAAGGCGAAGTAGTTAAAGGCAAAGATTACATTACTACCAATATAGATCTAAACTCTATTAAGGAAAGCTCCGAGCATTTAATGGTTCTGGGAAATGGAATTCCTAAGGATGCTAGAATAACCAGCATATCCGGAAAAAATATTTACCTAAATAAGATATGTGAGGTTTCTCTTAAAAACACCACAGTTTTTGTTTATCCAGTAGAGGAAAGAAATGACGTTTCTGATTATATCTTCCAATATGAATTATTAGAAGATCAGACACTAGATGCACCCGTATTAAATTCGATGCAAGACTCCTATATTAAAATAGGATACGATCCATCGGAATCCATAATTGATAACACAAGAAATACTAATTTAATAGATTCTTCTAGTGTTTCTATTAATATAGCTCTAAAATCTAGTGAAGAAGGTATTTTTGGTAGAACACTAGTTATAGAAGATCTTTCTTTAGGCTATCCAAAAATTATAGCACGCATAGAAATACATGGCGAGACTATAGGAGAAGATGAGAGATACAAAACAATGTTATCTAACTTTGGTAGAAGACTAAATTCTGAAGATGCGTTTATCCTAAGAGATACCGATCCTAAAGAGCCTTATACCGATTATGAAATAGTAAACGCTAAAAGAAAAGAATTACTTCTAGAGGGTCATGAGATTTTTCCATATTTAGGATCTTATAAGGGTTTAATTAATGCAATTAGATTTTTTGGATATCAGGATTTAAGAATTAAAGAATACTGGCTCAATATTAAAAAATCAGATACCGCAGAATCTGCTTTAAAACAAAATTCAGACTTTGTTGAGAAATTAAAATCTGAACCAAAGAGTCAATCGACTTTAATCGGAAGTTTGCTTGATGATGAAAACTCAGACAAATACAAGCAGATAGAAATATACGGAAAAAAGAAAGACGGAACCTACGGATTAAAATCCCCTATTGAAAATTTATTTCCTTCTTCAAGTTTTAAGAAAACATCTCTGTTTGGATTATTTTATGATATCAATAAAATAGTAGAAGACGAATTTGATCAATTTGGTTATCCAGTAGTTGAAAATGCTTTTTTGTTTTCACCAGATGAAGTTTTAATGAAGCTGTTTGGTCTTAAAGAAAAACTAAAAAAAGATTACCTCCCACTTAATGCAAGAATAATTGATATCACGGGGGAAGGTGTGTATTTCGGTGTATACAAAACCAGAGGATGGGTAGATAATTTAAAAATAGACGAACTAAATCAGGGTTTAGATGTTGAGATAAAGGCTTATCCTGAGTATGGTTATATCGAGGATTTAAGACCGTTTGGAATAAGGACAAACAGAACAACACCATACGTTCCTTTTGTTGGGTCTAATCAGTCCGTTTATAAGTTAAGCAATTATGGAAACACCGTACAACCTTTACCAACAAATCCAGTTTTAAGAGGTTCGGAATCTAAAAGACTTGCAGATGCTATCATTAATTTTTATGATGAAAGAAATTTCTTAGGAATAGAAAAATTTAGATTAGGCGATGGAGATAGTAAAAATGGGGGTTACCTTAAACTTTCCGATGGGTTAAAATATGAAGTGCCCGCAGGATTTCCTACAGTTTTAGAAGTTACGTCCTTTATATTAACTTGGGACGAGATAACAAATAAATGGGAGGGATTGGACAGAAACGTTTCTACCTACTCAACCCAGATTGCATCTTTTAGTGATATCTTAAATTATACAGGAGATACCCATATTGATTCATCCTTTAATTTTACATTTAATCTTAATACTCTTTTTGGTACGATATTCAATGTTACCCTACCTACTGGTATATCCTTTTTGAATCCAACGGTAGGAAAGGTTCAGATTAAATTCACATCTACTGATGATTCCGCTTGTCACTTTGTTGCCGAGGTTCAATCCTATAATACTTTAACCGGTGCTTGTGTTTTAAAACTTTTGAATGTTAAAAACGAAGGGGCGTTTAGTTCATGGGATATTGAATTAACAAACATATCCTCTAGTAGATTGGATGTAGAATATTATGACTATTCTTTTAATCCTGATGGATTCTATTCGTGGGAAAACCTAAGATTTGCTGGATTTTACGAGATAGAATGGACAGTAGAGAAGAAAGATGATAACCCCTTCTATTACGAATTTAGAGGCCGTTTAAGCGACTATTATAAAATCCCAGTGGTATTACCGTACGATGGAATATACTCCGTTAAATGCAGAGTATGGGACGGATTCAATGATATATGCTCAGTATATTATGAAAACTATATCGAGGTTAAGAAAAGAGATATAGAACTTGCAAATGTTGCTAGATTTAGAGAGACTGAGGTCTATACCTGGGAAAATACCAAAAAAGACTGGAACAGTTATGGTTCAATGTGGTTATACCCGATAGAAGGAACTGAAAGAATTAAAATATCTAATCAGATACTTAATTTTAGCGAATATGGAAATCAATATAACGAAGGACAAAACTGTAAGGTACTTAAGCAATTTGGTGACACTATAGCAACAGCCCCTGCTAGTTTTGGTCTTCAAAAAATACCTCTTTCTGCATTTACTAGTAATTATCCAGGTGGTGGGATAGGTCCTGCAATTTTAACCTTAAATTCCTCATATCTTCCACACGAATTTGTAGAGGGAGAAAGGGTTACACTAATAGATAACTTCAATCCTATTTCATCGAGTATTTCGGGTGTGTACAGAATCAGTAGGGTTACCTCTACTGGATTTTCAATTCCTGTTATATTGTCGGGTTCTGTAACTGCTTCACAATTCTCAGTTATTAAAAACGGTTCTATAACAATTAACTATAAGGGAAAAAGACAGGCTCGAGTAGAATTTAACGGAAGATTAGATACGACCCTTGGTAATTTAATGAGTGCATTAAATAATTCCAAAAAGGATCCATCTTTCGGTATAGACACTATATTAAGCTCTTCCATTTCGGATTCATTAGTTCAGGAATGGATGGATGTTACATTTAAAGCTCCAATTGGATCTGGTAATTTATATAATGGTGAGAATCTTGAAATTGTAACAACAGGAGGATTATATTCTTATGATGGAACATCCCGTGTTAAATCTACCTCAGCATTGATAGATGGCGGATCAAATTCTTATTCAGATTATGTTGACTATAATTTCGATGGCGATATTCCAGTAGAAAATATAAGATATTACGGGACTAAAAAACTAGATTGGGATGCTTTTGATGCTTTAGAGTGGGATAATTTATATTCTCAAACATGGCAACTCTATGATTATCATCATGATTGGTTAGGTGGATTTTCCCTTTACAATTTACAAAGCGGTGATAAAATCAGGATTGGAGCTGATACTAAAGGAACAGTACTGGGTGACGCTTCGTCTCCAGACTATAGCCCAGGATATCTAGATTTAAGGGAAGCAGCAAATCAACTTAGTATTTCTACTGAGGCTGGTATTTCTAAATTCTATTATGAAGTTAGAGGGTTTTCTAAATTACAGGGTAGCTTCAGACCTAACGGATTAATAAGACCGGAAAAGGAATTTATTGCAACCGCTTCGCAGACTAATTTTATTTATGAATATACACCAGATCATATAGAGGTTTATGTTAACGGGACTAAATTAACCTCCCTACAATATACTGCAAATGACGGTAATGTAATTAATATATCTTCTTCTATTTCTGCTGGTGATATAGTTAAAATAGTAGATCTTCCAATCTCGTGTCTCGCAATACCATATAACGGATCTACTGAATCATATGATGTTCAGCCTGGATTCTCACCAGGGGTAGGTGCTCCTACTTCGATAGTTCAAAGCAAAGATGGAGATATTGTAATGGGCGGAGATAACTTAACTGTATTTAGATCTCCAACAGAAATTGATACTTATTACATCTCTTCTGAATATCCAGGATCAGTTCCTAGAAAAGTACAGACTGATGAATATAATAACTGGTGGTGCTATGGTGAAAGATGCGATGTTCCCCTTGTTATTTATAATAAACAAAATCCAGAAAAAACCAGGATTATTTCAACCACCCCTGTTGCTGGGTTTTCTAGACCAGATCTTAATTTAATTCTTAATATACCGGATTCTAGATTTCAAGTAGTTGCCCTTGCGGTAGACAACTTAACCGATAACTTTGTAATGTATATTAAATACTATCAGTCTTATACATCGTCTGCACAAGATACTGTATTTAGATTGATTGAATATAATGCATCTACTAAAGAATTTGTTAATATATCCACATTAGGTCCACAGTGGTTAGGATCTAAAACGTATGATGTGGGAAGTATAGTTAGTCGGAACGGTAAATCCTATACATCATTATTAGGATCAAATTTCAATAAAAATCCAGAAACCAATCCAAATTATTGGAAGCTAATTTATCAAGAAAATATTGGTATTGTAGATGTTACCTCTATTTCAGTTAGACAAATGAAATTCGAATATGTTGGGGATAAATCTAAACTTTGGATGGCTACCAATGATGGAATTAAAATCTACGACGGAATTAAGATAAAGACTTTAAAGACGGGTAACTCTGGATTAGATTCCAATAATACCTATGCTATTACGTTTGACGAGGTTGGTGGTAAATGGATTGGAACAACCGATGGTATATTCTATTTTGACGGCGGAAGATGGGGTGGATGGACAACTACTTCAACCCCTTCACTACCCGCGGGAAAAACAAGAAATATAGTTAATCTTAAAAATGGCAGAATCTTCTACATGATTGAAACTGGTACAGGAACATACAAACTGGTTTATTTCAATGGAATAGAGTTTAAGATTTATGACAATGACCCAGGAACAACTAATCAATTTAGTCCTGCAGTTAACTTAGATTATGATTACGAGGAAATATATTTCTTTGCAAATAATGTTAAAACAATTTCGGGGGATTATACCAGATACGTAGGAGATCTTTTCTATCTAGGAGATGATGTAGGTCAGGATGTTTATCTTAGAAAAATAAATTATACAATACCTTATATTCATGCATCCGCTAAAACTCCAGGTACGGCTGGATGGGATTTCATATATCATCTATCATATAGACCAATTCCTGATCCTATTTATTTGAAAAACAAGGGTCTAGGATCAGTTGAGGTTAATTTTAATTTAATTGTTGGTCCTTTATATACATCTTCGGTTAACATAGGTAAAGATCCACAGTTACCTTATGTTGACACAAAAAGCTGGAAAATCCCTTCATGGATAAAATACGATTTTGAGAATGTTATAAACTCCCATCCATCGATAAATGCTGATGATTTATTTTTAGATGCTCCACTTAGAGATATTATCTCAGGAAAAACTTCCCAGGAGAGTTATTGGAGAAATTCAAACGTTATAAGAAGTGCTCAGAGAGATAAAGGAAATATAGTAGATAGTTTTGAGTGGGTTATTAAGATAGGAGATTCTAATGATGATAGAGGAATTAAAACGTATATCGACGAAGAAGGATTTGTGTATGTAACTGGATATTTTAAGGGCTCTGTTACATTTGGCTCTTCTAATAATATAGCATCAGGAACTGCTAATACGACGGAGATCTCTAATAATTGTCAATCTATATTTGTTGCTAAATACAACCAATTCGGTGTAATACAATGGGTTAGAAAATATGGCGATACCGGAATTCCTAATGATTATGACTTTACCCCAACCGGGATTAAAGTTGATTATTTAGGAAATATTATAGTTGTAGGACATAAGAATAAAAACAGAAGCGTAGTAAGTGCAACCCCAGATTTACCTAGTAACATTTACGTTAAATGGGATTGGAACGCAGATTTAGTTACAGCTACCACATTATTTACTCCTTCCAGCGGTACTATCGATGATATTATAAGCGATCTTGCAATAGATCAAGTGGGTAACGTTTATGTTACTGGTGTTTTTGATGGCACATTAAGTTCTGGCTTAAATACTATAACATCCACAAGTAGCGATCCTGAGGTTTTTGTTTCTCGAGTAGAAGGTGACGGAAACGTTAAATGGATTTATAAAATAGGAAGCGGGGGAAGTGAGACTAGCCCTCGTATACAAATAGGATATGCATACGAAGATCTTTATGTTACGCTTAATGCTAACTATGGGTCAACCCAGGAGATCTTGCTTAGAAGATATTCTAGCTATGATTTCCATTTAGATTGGAGCAAATCAATACCAAACCAAAATTATTCTGGTATACCTACCAAGCCACATATTAAATTATCGACCAATGGTGAAATTGCTTTAGGAGCAACATTTGCTGGAAATTTATCTGTTGAGAATATTAACATTGAATCTGAAGGACTAAGCGACATAGCAATATTTAAATTTAATGGATTCAAGGCACTCTGGGGTAAGAACGTGGGATCAACCGTTTCAGATTTTTGTCATGATGTTGAAATAGATTCAGAGGGAAGTATATTTGTTCTAGGATCATACGGTGCATCATTAATCGCTTCACCTGAATTTTCTTCACCTAATTATTACCCAGCACCTGAAGGTAATCTCGATCTTATCATGTTTAAATATTCTGGGGTGGGAACATTACTTGATATAGTTGATGCAGGAGGTATAGCTAAAGACGAAGGAATTTCATTGTCTATAGACAAGGAGGATAATATTTATCTAACTGGTTATATCTCAGGGGAAGCTCAATTCTCTAACTGGATAGCTTCACCAAGCGGTGGGGAAGATGCCTTTATAGCTAAAATATCAAACCTGAGATACAGAAAAGGAAATAAAATAGGTAATCCTTTCTCCTGGTTTGGATCTTCTGCCTGGGCTAATGGAGATGTTAAGCTTTTTTCTAAGGAATTTGAAATACCATTGGGTACAACGGTAGTATTCAATCCTATAGATTCTTTCATTCCCGGGAAGAAAAACCACGTATGGAAATTAATAAAAGGCGAATCTGACGAGGAGCTAATAAATATTAAAGATGCACAATCCTTTATATGGACATTTAATCAGCCAGGATTTTATGATCTTTATGCTTCGATAGAAGATAGCAACGGTAATAAATCAATATTAGACAAAAAGGGATACATTAGAGTCATAGATCACAAAAATCCAGCTCCGGGCGAAATAGTTAACACTGTAACTAGTGACACCTTCCGCAGAAGAGCAATTTATGAACCAATAACTAAAGGAGTACTTCTTTAATTATCTGTCGTTATACTCTGTGTAAATTCCCAATATTTCAGGTACAATAGGGTGTCTGTGATTTTTCTTAAGGTTGATAATCTTTACACCATCTACTCTAGATGCTACTGTATTTAAGAAATCGAGGCCTGAATCCTTTTTAACCTTTAAATCTATTTGTGAAACGTCACCGCAGATCATAATTTTTGAAGCTACTCCAAGTCTTCCTAAAACCATTTCCATTTGATTGTTGGTAACGTTTTGTGCTTCGTCTACAATTACACAAGAATTCAAAAATGTTCTACCCCTCATAAAAGGAAATGGAAGTATTTCTATTACCTGCTCTTCAACCATTTTATCGATCTTTTCCTTTTCGTATAACATATAAAGATTAGAATAGATCGGTGCTAGCCAAGGATCCATTTTCTCTTTTAGATCCCCGGGTAAAAATCCAATATCTTCTTTTGCTACTGTTGGTCTGGTAATAATGATTTTTTCAGCCTCTCTATTAAAAAGAAGATCTAATGCAATCTGACAAGCTAATAATGTTTTTCCTGATCCAGCCATTCCCCTGATAACAGTTACTGGATTTTCTAGAATTAGTGATTTTGCTTCTTTTTGTTCATCATTTAGCGTAAGCTTAAACTTGATTGGACCTTTAACTTTCCCCTTTACCTGCGGTTCTTTTGATGTTCTCTCCATAAAATTGTTGGTTTTTTTAATAGAAACTAATGTATATTTTACTGTATGATCTCTACATGAAGGATTTATTTCTTCATTCAAGCTTATTTGATATATATATTCAGAATAAAAAACAGCAAATGATTACTATACAGGAGATCCTAGGAACAGACTCGATCGCAGCTTCGAGACTAACGATTAACTCAAATTTTCTTCTAGTTGAAAATGAAATTAATGACCTAGAAAACACATTTAATATTAATGTTGTAACGGGAGCAATGGATATTTCCCAGGCAACTAGCGGTCAGCTTAAAGCCAAATCCCTTTATGCTAACCAAGCAGCTTTTCCTGCATCTGGAACGCCAACGGTAAATATTTATGGAACAGGAGCAAGCGCTGGTAATGCATCTTTTTCTGGGATCGTTTCAGCAGCTCAGCTTTCAATTTCCGCAACCGGCTCATTTAACCAAGTTAATGCCTCAGGAGCAGCTATTTTTGGCTCTACTGTTAGAATTGATGGTGATACAACTTCTAACGCATCTTTTATAAACGGACCAACCGGATCTTTTATTGAAAAAAATGCGATAGCTGCTGGTGGACCAACTAATGCTTTTTCTATTCCGTCTAACGGGGGTGGAGGTATTACAGGAACATATAGTAATCCTTATGCATTAACCTTTGATGAAAGCGTGATTTATGCTAACTGTGCAAATGTCAGTTCAGTAGGGGCAGACTCTGCAAACCAAACCGGGTTCTTCTTTAAGGTAAATGCTTCGGGCACTGCACCTTCAGGAACACCTCCGAGCGTTCCCCAGGGATTTAGATTAACAATTATTAATACAAACTCTGCTGAGGGACGTATAGCAACTGGGGTAACCGGACCAGGTGATCAATACTATACTGGGTTTAACCAGAGTGCAGGTGGTTGGTCAGGTAATTATTTAAGAGTTCCAGATTCTGCACCATACAGAACTTCAGTGACCCTACAATGGGAAAATAGAATAGGAAAGGGAGCAGGATCACAAAATGGATCTTGGGTGGTTGTATCATCTTCCGGATTTGATGGAGTATCAGATTTTGCAACACAATAATAAAAAATAAGAATTAATGGCGAAGACCCCATATATTAGGCCCTTACAGTTACAGGGCGGAACTTTTTACACATTCAGTTCTGCTGCGGAGGATCTTGCTTTAACTTTTAATAACACTGTTAATAAGTTTAGATTTTCTAAATACGTTCTTTTAAACATCCCAGAATTCAGAAATCCGGTCTATGGAGAAAATACCATACAGTTTGATTCAATGGATTCTACGTTTTTGGATGTAGCAGAAGGATCTTTCGATTTAGTTAGTCCAAACAATCTAAGTCCTAACTTAGAGGTATCCTTTCAGAATTATTGTTTAAATCTGGAAGCAACCATACTTTCCGATAACAATTATAACCCATCTTTAAAAAGAAACGTTTCTGAAAGAGTTTTTTGGAAATGGCTTAAAGAACTAGGAGCTGTTAGATTCAGACCAGCTAACTCTAACGAGGTTATACCAACGTTAGATCAAAACGCTACTGGACTAACTGGAGGATTCCCATACTCTGATAAGAGATGGACAGAAGAGGACGATTTTTTCACTGGTAATGGTAGTGTAACTCCTAGATATTCTAGAGTAGTTAAATATATCGGGGAGTGTGACATAGTTAACTCAGTTCAGCATAAGAACAATTCTTATTCCGAGGTTTATATACACGTACCAACTAGCGACGGGCATACCCCTTTAGTTATGTTTAAAACTAAAGCAGATGAGAATTATTATCCTGGTCAAATATTAACAAACAGGCCAAGCGATCCCCTGGATTCTGAATATCTTCAAGGTAGAAGCTCTTCTGCTGGTCCATTCGGTCCTAATGGATTACCAACCTTTGCTATTTTTGATCAAGATGTAGTAGGTCAACCAGGTATTACTGGTACTTCTGCAACGGGAGCTGCTTTTTTTAATCAATGGTACTATCCTAGAAATACAGCTAATTCATATTACACCGAATCTAGTTTCTTTAATTCCGATACCGAAGATATCACAAAATATATTAAAAACGGTACAGGAACACAGGTTACTTATAAAAGAAATAAACTTGATGGAATTCAATTAGATTTCGATGCGGATAATTATAAACCTATAGTAGATAATCCTTCGATTAGTACAATAGAGGAATATAACTCAACGGTAGATTCTAGCTCATTTGAGTTTAATGCGGTTTTACTCTATTACGATGTTTACGATCCTAATAATCCAGCCGATTCTGAAACCAATCTTTATGGTGTTTTATTTTTAGAAGATATCGAGCCAATATCGAATTCTGCTGGAAAAATACCAACCTTTAAGAAATACAAACCTGACGCAGTTACAAAGCTTAATGGTAATTCATATGGATTAAAGGTAAATCTTAAATTCGATACTGATGTAGATAATACAGGGGTGGAACTTGCAGTAAATGATTACTCGTCTTTTTCACTTTCCATGTTTATGGATGCAGCTAACGTATTACAGGAAGCTTCTAGAACATTAAATGATCAAACTACAGAAATTATAAATCTATCAAATAGAGTTTCTAACGTAGAAGATCTTATAATCACAATGGACGATAACACATCTCTTAGTGCTAGAATTAAAGCACTAGAAGATGCAATGGTAGCAAACCAGTCATTGTTTAAAAATACGCAGGATATATTAGGACTGATTGAAAGAAATTATTCCCTTACTAATAATCTTTTAAACGGTAGAACTGATATTAAGCTTTCTTATGATCTGGATCTTGTTAGAAGTGGAAAGGGAATTAATGTTGACAGATCTACACCGAACAAGTTAATACTAAATAATACAGTTCAGCATTATAACATAACAGAAGGTGTAAACTACAACTTTAACATTAACCAAACCAGCGGAAATACCCTCGTACTTAACGAGTTTAATAATTATTATAAGCACACTAATTTCGGACTAACTATCAATCTGGTGAATGATTTGGTAATAAAAATAGACGACACAAACAGTAAGTGGCATAAGGGACAAACACTTAGATTGGTTTTTGATGATATGGTGGTTCTTAATGGTAATAATATTTTAATATACACGGACATAAAAGGTGCATATCCTCTAAGTGCACCATCTGGAGTTCCATACAGCGTTCTAATTGGAGGATTTACACAAAGCATTTTCGCTTCTTCTAACAACAAACCGATATTTGATATCGTTTGTGTTGACGAAAAGAATTTAGTTTTTGAAATAGATCAAATAAGATAAAATGGCAGGTACTAAAAATTCAATAAGTTCATTACTAGCACAGTTTCTTAGACTGCAGAAAAATTCTCTGGAGATAATAAACAAACTAAGTAATGCTACGACATCTAAGCAAGACACCGTTAATGTGGAATTCTTGGATGATAACAACGTTACGAGTATTGTTTCAATACCTTCCTGGGGTTATATTATAAATGAGATAAAGAGATTAGATTCCAATATTAAGACTTTAACCGGTTTGGATGATGGAAATGCTAATGTTAGAAATGCAGATGGTACTGTTTCTAGAATATATCAGTCAAAGCCTCTTATTGATCCTATTGCTCCATCAACTTTACAAGTTCCATCGAACTTTAAATTTAGGAGCAATCATTTTTTTGAAAGCTTTTTAAACCCTTTATTATTTGTTACCTTTGATCTTGATGGTCAGGTTGATCCTGGAACTAAAAGAGTTTTTGTTAAAAGAATCATAGCAAATACGTCAACTGATGCACAAAGAAATTATTTTGATACCAACTTAAAGGGTAGAAATGATATCTCTGATGCTGATTATATGAACTCACTTTTTGGTCAGGGAATAACATATACTATAGACGAAAGTCCTGAAGATTTACCTTTACAGGTTATAAGATACAGAGGAACTTTTTCGGTTCTAAGAGTTTTTGATCAGACATTACCTGTTACAGTAGGTGGACAGACAATCAATCAAAACGTAAGAAAATATAAACTTGATGTTGTATCGTATAAAGATACCATATCAAACTCAACAAATCCTGATAGACAATTAAAGATCGGAGATCTTTTAATGACCTCTACCGGAAGTAAATTTGAAATTACCAATGTGGATATTTCAGAATCCACTGTGGTGTTAAAAAGAATTAATGGATATGACCCAGTACCTATTGGTCTTAATGCCTTAACACTTGCGTCCGAGATGCTTTCTCCATTACAGCTTAATGTTAATGTTGGACATGATGAAAGACAAGCTATTTTTATAAAAGCTATTAATGACGAAAAAAATGTAACAGGATCTTCATACAGTAATGGTGTAGTATTTCATTCAAATGAGATGCTAATCAATACCACAGACGGTACAATGAATCTTGATGACTTTTATAAAAGTCAGGTTGCAGACTTCGGTGCTCAGTTTCTTGGAAATACCAAAGAAAAGGTAATACCTTCGGTTTATGGTTTAACCCCCAATTCTCCTTCTTTAAGCGCTTCTAGTTTTAAAGTTGTACAGATCAATAAACAAATAACACAGACAAATACCTCCGAAAAATTTGCTAATACTGTACAGACCAAAGTAAAGCTTCAAAACGAGATCGAATCTATTAATAAATCTATAGATCAAGCAAGAAGTGAAATATCTCAATTGGTTACAACCTCTGTTACAACATCTAGTGGTTCTACCAGAGAAAGCTTACTTTCTAAAATAGATTCATTAACAAAAGAAAAATCAACAAAGACTTCTTTATTACAAACAGTAATACAGGATCTAAATAACTTAACAGCAACTGCTCCAGAAATAACGGAATCTCCTAAATATAGAATCAGGGGATTCTGGCCAATGCCATCTCCAGTAACCGATGGAAAAACTGGAAATCAAGATGTAGTTCAATTTAGAGTTAGATATAGATATTTAACAAAGCAAGGAAATTCTACCTCTACCGACGAGATTAAATTTATTGATAACGACGGTACGGAAAGAAGGGCAACATACAGTAATTGGATAGAGTATAAAACCGATATAAGAAAGAAAGGATACGATACCAATACTAAAAAATATTTCTGGTTGGATGAAGACGTTCAAAACGCAGACGTTCCTAATATTAATCAGGTTGATATACCTATAACAGCTGGTGAAAAAGTTGAAATTAAAGTTGCATCTGTATCAGAAGCAGGCTGGCCGTTAAATCCTTTAGAATCCGATTTTTCTGCACCGATTACTGTGGATTTTCCGGAAGAGTTTGTAACAGCTAACGGAAACTCTCAATATGTTGATCAAAACAAAAATGATCAAGTTCTAGTTTCTCTACAACAGGATCTATCTTCTAGAGGTTTAGATTCACATCTTTCTACCGCATTTAACAGCGGTGACAAATACTATGCACACGTGGCTGATACGATTTCATCAGGATTTTTCGATTCGACCGGGAAATCCTTAGATCTGTACCAGAAAATACTTTCAATGGATAAAGAAATAGCATCTCTAAAAGCACTTATATCCGTTGCTAAAGGAGTTCTTTCTGTCTTTGTTAAGGATAACACGGGAAATATGATTAGCGTCAAGAGAGGATCGGTTGTTGAGTTATTTACTGGATATTATAACGAAATTTTAGATCTTACCAATTCTTCTAATTATGGAAAAATAGTTTCTTCTCTTTATACCATAGAGCTAAGAAATGATACTGCTTCTCCATTAGAATTATCCTCTGTTATTCCTGGGGGACAAAATTTAATAGCATTACCAAATACTGATGCAACGGCATCATCAGACTATAGAGATTTTAGAAAATATGATTTAACTCCAATTTCCCTTACCGGAATTAAATCCACTGATGTGGCAATAGGATTAACAGGATCTAATTTTTTCATACATCCTTCTCCTTTCCAATCATCAAATTCCAATTCACAATTTGTGTACTGTAGATACAAGAGTGTTGGTTTTGATGAAGATCTTTATTTTACTCCTCAATCTACTAGCGCATGGGACGAAAACACAGGGGTTAGCGGGATTCCTTTAGATCTAGGAATATTGCTACCATTTAATCCTACCGGAACATCTACACCTGGTGTTAGTAACTCGTTTGTTTGGGGTGGAACATATGACACAGTAAATAAAATCCCACTAGGAAACGGAAAGCTAAACGAATTTTGCGTTCATATAGATCACCCAATAGTTTCTAATGAATCGAAGCAATCTTCTCCTAAGACTTTCAAAGAATTAGTTAAACCTTCTCAGGGACCTGTAGGAACAAGAGGATTTGTATATCCTGCATTTAGACATTCATCAGGTTTCGAGGCTTCGAGCACCGAGGTATTTAGTCCTACTGTTACAAATCAAACAAAGGGATACCAGCAACTTGCATACAACAAAGTAGCTAATAATAGCTATGGCGTTGCTGGAGATAATCAATCATACCCAGAAAAACTTGGATTTAGCCCTGATGATGAATTTTTAATAGGCAAATATTCATGTGGCTCTTATCTTTACATGGCACCTTCTAGCCATTATCCTATACAGGTAGAAGGATCAACATCATTAGCAGTAAAAACTCTTTCTCCAGGAACAGAAAATGCAATAGTTATACCGGTTTTATTCCAGATGAGATGTCAGGATAAACTAGGATTTGTTGGAGGATTTAGAAACAGTGGTACGATTAGAAACGTAACATATACCAAAAAAATAGGAATAGATATAAAAGTAAGTAACGAAGAGGTATTTTCTTTTGATCTATCTATATCAGGAAGTTATACTAAATCAGCTCTAGCATCTCCGACATATTCGAATTTTAAAGACACTCTTGGATATAGAAGATTTGACCAAGCCCAACCATAACTATTAAAGAATGGCCGAAAAGAAAGACAAATACAAATCATCGTTTGGAGTAGTAAGAGCCAACCCTAGAATTTCTGGTAATTTAAAACTTACCGTTGATTCAGGTTCTAATATATGGCTTAACTCTATAGATTCTAACGATGAAATGTCAAAGAACGAGTATAAAGGATATAGGATATCTCCTGACGGAGATTTCTCTCAGGACGTTTATAACTTCTTTAATAAAGGAAAGACCCCAACTAATTTTATATTTGGTATAAAGAATGAGGAAAAACCACAAGAAACATATACAAGCTCGTTAGATCTTCAATATGATGGGTTTTATCACATGGGGGTTACCCCATTAATATCTGACGTTTATAGTGAAGACTTTTCATACCTTGCACCAATGTGGCTTGGTACGGACATTCCTAAATATTTTGTTATTTTTAGAGTAGATGATCCTATAGATTTTTCATATCTAGTAAAAGTTACTTCATTAGAGATTGGAAAAAATTATAAGGTTATTGAAAATTACGGGGTGGATACAACATCTCCTCAGTATCAACAGTATCAAATTAAATCCGACGGAATTACATATTCTTCAGGAACTATCTTTATTGCAACATCTTCAAACTTTACATCCTTATCCGGTAACGGTAGTGTTATTCTTTTGGATGGTAATTATAACAAGCAATTTGTAGGTGATATACAAGATCATTTCGTGGAGAATATACTTCCTAAATCGTCTGTTGTTGCAACCTTTTCCTTACAGGGGGATACTAAGGTAGGAAAATATATTAGAAAAATCCAGGCAAACTCAAATTATACGCAATCCCTGATTGATGTAAAGTTTGAACAAAATTCACTTAGCACATATAATGGCGTTTCTGTTAAAGATGGGGTATACACTAAAAAAGGAGAATACTTAAATTCTAACTTTGTTACCGATTCTACTGTCATAGAGTTAGACCAAATAGTTACTGATGGATTTAAAAGAAATGATATAATATCTTACAATCTATTAAATCTTGAGTTTTTATTTACTGACGAAAATGCAGATCTTTACACCATAAATAGATATTATGGATTTTATGTTGATGATATTACTACTGGAAAATTTAAACTTTCCGGAGAATCATTTTATCAAAACTCCCTAACTGAAGGAAATTTTCCGGAGCCTAAATCTGCTACACAGATCTCCGATAAAATGACTTCATCTTTTTATCAAACTAACGAAAATGGGGTTAAACTATTTGTAGATCCTTCGTCTAAATGGGGATATGTTCCAACATCGGATGATGTACACATTAATGATAGATTAAAGATATTTTACGTAAAAGATAAAAATCATAATTTCCATTCATATAAGCAAGTTAAGGATTATCAAAACTCTGCAACAGATAATGATAAATGGGGAACCGGTACACCGTCCGAAGATTTAATAATTCTCAAAAATAAAATAATAGATCTTTCTATTTTTTCCGGAGCGGACAAAACTAAAACTAAAGAATATAAGGGCACTTTAACAAAATCTGGTGGAAGATCATACTCTACCATTAAAATAACAGACGAACTTACACCAAATGATGCAATAGTTCTTTATCACCCTTTTGGAGAAAACCTAATAAACAGTAGGAGATATGACTATTTTGTTGCATCAGATCTAACATACGTTAAACCCGGATGGGGTCCAGGAAGTTTTAGCGACGAAGGAGGTGCTTATTATTTTCATCCGTTTGGAACTAATGAAGAAATAGCATTGTCTATCACTAATGTTTTAAATAGCGTTAATTATAAATCATATAGAGCTTTCAATTCTGGAAATGAGATTATTATCAGAACAGAAGGAAGCGATCGCAGAAACGATGGAATGTTTTCCCTTTTTATCTATAAAGATTTTTACAACAAATCTCAGTTTACTGATACTGGAAAAATTTATTTTAACGACATTGATGGTAAGGATTTAACCGATGTGTTGAATTTTATAGGAGGTTCCGAGTACACCAATACTAGAATTAAGGTTACAAATATAGATGCTAGTAAAATCTCGGTAGATAAAAGTTACGTTAGAACTAATTTCGGTTTTTCTAAGGTTAAATTTATAGGAAAATGTATAGACTACGACCCGACTGAGATAGAGTTCAATCGTATAAAAAATTATGATACACATTCTGTAATAGAAATAGAAAACAATACCCATACTATATTAGTAGGATCCAATAGTACAATCGTAGTAGAGGAATTAATTGATGTAGAGACCGGGGTATTTTCTATGTATGGTCTTAAAGATCTGGACGTGGATTTCTGGTCCAGTAACTACGGAAAAACCCCAACTGAGGAGTATTATAGATATGTCGATGTCCAGCCTGATGGGATAACTCCTATTATACAGGGTATAGACTATGCTGTAGCTTTAGGTTCTATTGTTGAATACATGGGTACTAACTATGGTCAAGGAGCTACTGCAGGATTCATTTTTAGAGGTGGAACTGGTACTGCTTATAAACTAATTCAATCATCAAATACCTCCAGATCAAATGTGGTACCTGCACCCTTTGTTAATTCTATAACGAATGCAGCTTCTGGAATAAACGATCCTTTAGTCGATATTGATAAATTTCCTGGATTCCTGGGATTACAAGATATTAAATTTTTAAATGATACCTCTACTATACTAACAAAAGAGGATCAGATGTATTTTGGAAAGGTTGATAGTGAGTACGATGTATTAAAGGAAAATTATATCAGAAATCTTTCAAACGTATCTAGAGTTATTCCATATATCACTAAATGGGTATATCAAGGGGGAATAGATGTTAGGGGAAATGATTATAGATTAAACTCTAGCCCTGCATTTACACCTCTTAACTTTTCACCTAGCTTTTTTAGTCCAGGAAGAGATCCTTTATATTTTACCAACGAGTGGTATTTATTAGAAAATCCTCCAATACTAGCAACACAAAAACTTATTGCGGATACAAATAATTATTGTACAGGGAGTATTTCTTTATCATCCTTACAAAATGCTGATCCTTCAGAGGAGGATTATTTTGTTAACTATTTTACTGTTGATGGAAACGACTACTACAATTTAGATCCTGTTAAATTTAGTGAAATAAAAAGTAAGGCTGCAGATCAGAGATATACATATTTTACATACGATTCTGCATCCGGATTTTCTGAAACTCTATTTAGAGGAGTTAAAGTTAGGATCAAAGAAAGAACCGATACTTCTTTAAAAACAAAAGAGAGAAACCTATTTAAGTCGGGGGATCAGAAATTTAAGGGTTATAAGTTTTCTTGTATTCTTAAATCGATAGATGATCCAGATCCTTATTCTGTAACATCACCGGTCACGTTTAATGTTATACAGAATGATACATTCAAAACTGTTACTCTGGTTATTACTATCATTAACAACGATCTAAGATTTACTGATTTTGAATCTCTGTCTGATGTATTGTATAATCCTAATTCGGATGCTAATCTTTTATTTAGCAGTGCTACTGGTTCTTGGTATTATAATCCGACTGGTATTTATGGAGGATCAGATTACTTTGGTTTATACTCCATTAGTAACAAATATAGACATTCGGTTACTGGTAGTTCTTCTTTATCTGAAAGAGCTAGATTATTAGGGGGAGGAACACTTTCATCTATGATAGGTGATGTTAAATTAAGCTCTGGGTTAAATGTAACCACTAGAGCAACCATAGGAATATCTTCTTATGTTGGATTTGATAGTTTTAATGGAAGCGGTATAATTCCTATAGTAGTTAATGAAGGATACGACACAGATTTGAGAGAGGAAGTTAAATTCTTTTCTCCATCAACACCCGTTTCGGGTCCTTCTACTAGACCTTCTTCTTTTAGGGATCAATATACCCTATTCTCTCCTAAACCTAATGACCCTGGTCAGTACTGGGAGAAAATACCTTGGCCTACCGGTGCTGGTAAAAACTATTTAAATTTTAATGAGGTATCTACGGTATCTTCATATTTGTTTGATTTTACTAATCTTGGCTATAGCCCGCCATTATTTACCAAAGTCCCTGTTGCTATTTCTTACAGTATGATTCAAAATAAATCTGTATATCAATTTTCATCCGGTGAAAATTATTGGGAGTATGTTTTTAATAAAATATCATTTCCCGAGATTTATAAACTCTTTTCAGAAGATAATGGTTATATTAATTACACCAGAACTTATTGGGATTCTTCTAGATCACTAACTGTCACTGAAAGCGATACGTATGTTTTAGAATTCACCAAACCATCATCGTTTATACAGAACTCAAGAAAAATCCCTCTGGAGGATAATTTTAAGCCTGAGAAATATTCAAATACACTAGTAGGATATCAGCTTATAAACGAAAACAGTGTTACTGAATTTTTTAGATATGGCGGGGGATACTCTCCTAAATTCGTTGATGTCCTTCCTTTCTCTAATATAAAAGACGATTATTTAAGTTCGGATAGAAACAATCCTAATTCTTTAGATGTTATAGTTTCACTTAGAGAAAAAACAAGAGAAGATTCTAAATTTTATGGAGTAGGATCAATCTATGAAATATTGATAGATGGATCGCCTAGGAAAAAATTAAGACTTGTTAAAGGAAACACCTATAATTTTATTTTTGATAATTTCCGTTCAACGCTTCATAGTGGAGCTTTCCCTATAAAGAAGGATTTTGTAATATCCTTAGTTGAAAATTCGGGGGATCCCCAGAATTCGTACACTACAAAGTACACATTAGGAACGACAAGTTCAACTTTTACTGTTCCTGAAAATATACCTAACGAAGTATATTATGAACTAGAGGGGGAAAACTTCTCTGGTGGATCCGCTACCATAGTTGAAAGTTTAGAATATAAAAATACAACATTCGGTATAGAAAAAGATTCTTTTGCAACTGTTAAGAATCTAAATTTCTATAAATATGCGAAATCAAATCCGTTCGGTATAGATCCTGAATCTGGATATAAATTACAATATCCACTTATAGGAGAAACCCCAATAGACAGAAGAGATCTATTTATTTTTGAAAGTACCTGGGATGCTGGGAGATATCAAGAATATCTTGCCCCTACGACATATCAATATCTACCAGGAACGAAGAATATGATAGAACAAAAATCTTTCTTAGGAAGTAAGGCAATGAAAACCCCGAATCTTATAAAAGAACAACTACAGCTTAAATATCCTTCTTCGGTTAATGACGTTTTTAACTCAAATTCGGACCTTTATCCTAAGTATGAAATTATATGGGAAGAAACCGATACTGAGATAAAGGCCTTACTATTGATCAATAGAACAGCGATAAAGCATTTCCAGAAGGGTGGAATAGACAAGAGATTTTCAGAATTACTTGTTTCTGAGTTTGGTATCGGAAATGATACGACCTTAACTGACGATGTGGATGAATACATTAAAAATAACATTCTCCCACAATACGAAGCAAAAGAAATAAGCGTGTATATTAAAAAGATACAAATTACACCAGGTGTAGATTTACAACCAATAATTACAGATCTTTCTGACTATCAAAAGATCTCTAGTGGATTTTTAAAATCTACCAATAACGATATAACAAAAAAATCACCTCTCGAGTATGAATTTAGACTTAGAAAAGATCCTTCTTTTGATTATTCAGTAGCTTTCTCTTTTCTGGTCGGAAAAATATAAGGGAGATATATATAAAAACTAATAGAGCGAGATGCCGCAAATAAACATACTAAATATTCTTCCTGGTGATCAACAATCAATACTAGTTGACAAGGTTAATTATAACTTTGACCAGATATTAACAGCTGGTGGAGGACCACAAGGACCGCAAGGTATTAGGGGTGCTACAGGGGCTATAGGACCTCAAGGAATTCAGGGACCTACCGGACCTCAGGGATTAAGAGGAGCTAGATGGTACGTACAGCCATCTGCACCAGCTACTGGAAATCTTTTAAATACCCCTTGGGGGGAACCTGAACTTGGAGATTATTGGCTTTCTGGAACAAGCGATGCTAATCCTCTTGGCGTATATGTTTATGATGAAACCGTCCCAGGAACACTTAATTGGGTATATTCTAATGTTTCTTTTAACAATACATCGGTATTTACTGCTATTGATAATCTGAATAACACAAATGACAGGGCTTTAATTCACGATACGGAGTTTAGTAATAAATATGGACTAGTTCTTAGTGATTACGGTGTTGTTGGCGGGGAAACTAATTTCAATTATGATTCTGCATTTGTTAGTAAATTTACAATAAACGCAGAAAGAGCTAAATTAAAAATAGCTACTGATCCTGTGCAGGGTGCATCATCTTTGATTTCATTTGGTCGTGCAAATCTGGATAACGCAAACGGAGAAACTGGAGCTTCTTTCAGTCAAGGACACAACCCAAGATTTCAATGGAAAGTACCAGCCGCAACGAATGCTAATTATGATATTCAATTTTTTAGCCCCGTTGGAAATTTCGAGATACTTGCATCTGCTAGCACGTTTGGTGTAACTGGAGCAAATATTAGAATGTATGCTTCCTCTAATATAACATTAATAGGAAATACATTTACAATCACTAGAACAGGAGCGGGTAACACATATACCTCTACAGGGACTGGAACTTATGATGTGAGTGGATCTCAAATAAGATTTTCTCCAACATACACAGATACTATAGGTAATTTTATAGTTGGAGACGCTGTTAATACTGGTGGATCTAAAGGTATAGTTATTTCAACATCTGCAAATACCCCAGGAAGATCCTTAGTATTTAAAAGTCATCAATCTTTAGCTACTGATTCTGCTTATGGTAAAATAGCAGCAGAAAAGCAAAACGGAACATCCCCGGTTTCTAGTATAGGGTTTGTAGCAGATGGTACAGGTACAAGAATAGATTTTTCTGTAAGTAACGGAAGTTCAAACGATTTAAATAGATTAAGACTTGATAAAGATGGTAACCTACAATTTAGAGCGGTTGATTCTTCGATTTATATGCAGGACGTTGGTACTGGTGCTGCCGGATTAAATCTTTCTATATCTGCAGGATCAGGTGGAGGCGGTGGTAATCTGATACTAAACGGAGGATCCGTTCCTGGAGGATTTACAAGCGGTAAGGTTATTATAAATCCCGGAGCAGTTGCTTCGGGGTCTGGATCTAGTCTTGGTAGTGTTTATTTACATACTACCCAATCCAATAAAACAAACGTCAGTGGTGTTTCTATAGGAATAGATTCTAACACATCAGTTGATGCAGCATTAGTAGTTGCAGATACCAACTATAACATACCTGCAGGAGATATATTCGAGCTTAAAACGTATGCACAAAGAGCAATTGCTAGAAACACGGATCTTTCAGTTGATACCTCTCATTTCTTTGGATTTGACGGAGATGGGTATGCAACTAAGGGCTTACCGTTCAACCCGACACTTGGATCTGGTGGATATGCATTATCCTCTGATAATTATAATTTGGACTATTATGCAGAAGGGGATTGGAACAGTAGTTTATCTCTAACTACTATAGGATCAGTTGCTGGCTGGGATTCAAGTAAATATAAAATAGTTAAATCTAGATTCACAAGAATAGGTGATACTGTTCAAGTGGATTTTGTTATAAAAATTGATTCTCTAACTTCCGGCATTGCTACACCTTCTCCTGCATCTAATGGATTTATGTATATTTCTGGATTTCCTTATTCCCCAGATTTTAGTAGAGTTAGATTAGGAACTGCAACCAACTTATACACAGCACCTGCTATGCCACTTGTATCGATTAAAGGATCCGGATTTGGTAATTCCATTAATACCGGAGGAGGAAATCCAGTAGGGACTATACAAATATATCCTGGTGCTAATATACCTGCAGGATGGCTAACCTGCGACGGGTCTGCTATATCAAGAACAACGTATGCTGATTTATTTGCGTCAATAGGAACAACCTACGGGAATGGTGACGGTGGAACAACATTTAACCTTCCAGATTTAAGAGGTAAATTTATTAGAGGTTTAGGTGGAAATTCGTTGGGATTAACAGAAACACAGGCTGATGAGATAAAATCTCACTCTCACGTTCTTAATTACAAAAAAGGAGCATCCGACGATAATGAATCAGGAATCTCTGGAGAATATATGAGAAAACTCGGTGCAGGAGGGGGATCCAATTATGGTAATGGAACAACTACCACGGAAACTTCAGGAAGCGGCATAGAAACCAGACCGGTCAATATGGCAATGAATTACATTATCTATGCCGGATCTACGTCAGGGGCTTCAACACAGACTGAACTTTCTGGTGCATTTGTTAACGAGAGTAATGGAAGATTTTATATCTATAATGGAAGCGGTAATTTGAACGTTTCTAATGTTCCTGCAGGAACTGGGGTTACCTCATATTTATATGGTAGTTTTAGTTATTTCACACTAAGTTCTACTACTTACAGTGGAATTGCTACTCCTAGTCCGATGGCACCACCACCTTCTCCAACTCCGACACCAACTCCGACACCAACACCGACGCCAACACCAACACCGACGCCAACACCGACGCCAACACCGACGCCAACACCGACTCCAACGCCAACACCGACTCCAACGCCAACACCGACTCCAACGCCGACTCCAACGCCACAGCTATATTATTATCTTGTAGAAACTTGTGGTGGAGGTGAGCAATTTTATATTAGTACGAGTACCCAAACTGATATAGGTAATGCAGTTAAGGTAAATGGAGTATGCTGTTTGGTAATTTCAACCGATAGTACTGGTACGGCCCTAGTGGATGAAACTAAATATATAGATTGCTCTGCATGTAATTCAGGGACTCCACCACCATCACCAGCACCAAGCCCAGGTGGCGGAGAAACACCAACGCCATCACCAACACCAGGAGGGCCGGGAGGAGAAGAAATACCTAATCCTTAATAGAGGCTATTAATTCTAAATTTAATTAATATGAATAAGCAGGAAACTGAAAAAATAAAATCGATAATAAATAATTATAAATCGATCCACCAAGAACTTAATTCCTATGAAAAAAGATTAGAAAATATGTCTTTAGGAATTGAGGAGAAACTCGAAGATGAGATCTTCTTAGTTGGGAGTAAAATTAAAAAGTGTATAAAAAAACTAGAAGACGAAAGAATTCTGGAAAGAAAATTCTATTCATCCCTTGAAAAAAAATATGGGCCGGGTGAATTGGACATAAATACTTTAGAATATAAAAGTAAAAAGACAATATAAAATTAATCATGAAGGAAGTAAAACAAAAAGTTGAAAAACAGATAGAGGTTGTACAAAAATTTAAAAATAATAATATAAAGCTTCTTGTAGTAGCAGCTCTTTTTATATTAGCGTTTTTACTATATGGTACATTTAGCAATAACTATCACAAAAAAGAAATCAAAGCTCTTGAGAATGAGATTAGTGTAGTCCAAAAGAAGTTTGATGCTGCAGTAGAAGAAAAAGAAAAATTAAGAGATTCTTCCGAGACCTACGAGGATTTGGCCAAGGAGGAAGGGATAAGAGCTGACATTTTTAGAGCAAAAGCTGCAAAGGAGAAAAAAGATAAGGAAGCAGCTTTAGCAGCATTACAAAATTTACCAAAAGATGTGATTGATACATTTTTTATTAAAAGATACGCAGAAGTTCCTAAATCTGACATTGGTTTAGAATTAGACAAAAACGTAGGTAATGCTATAGTTGTAGAATTAGTTGAAAAAGATCATTTAGTTGGACAATTAGCAACTTCTGAGAATTTGGCAGTAACCCTTACATCCCAGGTTAATACTTTACAGACCTCTTTAAATTTTTCTAAATTGGCTCTTGTGAGTGCAGATTCTGCAATCGTAGCTAGATCTAAACAATTTGAATTACAACAGCAGGTAAGTAATCTATTAAAACAAGATTTAAAAGAAGCTAAGAAAAAAGCCTTTTGGAACAAAATAAAAGGAACTGCAGTAGGTGTAGCAGTTGGTTTAACTGTAGGTCTTATTGCAGTAAAATAATTTTTAGCGAATGTCCATAGATAGAAAGCAATCGGTTAAATCCGTGCGGAAATTCGGTATGATATTATTGGATGATAGAAAACTTGATATATAAAAGAATATGTCAAGTTTCACCTATACCAGTAAATTCTTTAGTCTAGCTCCTTATTTATTAATGGAGTACAGGTACGGTAGTCAGCCTAATCCTGAATTTCATCCCGTAAGCTTCGGAGCATCTGCGGTTGGGTTTGAAAAGATAACCAATGGATATTTAAACGGAGCAGTTCAAATCCTTAATAGAGACGAGGATACACAAACTACAGGAAACGTAAGGGATAGGAGTTCAGTTCAAATCTCCCAAAACACCTTTGTTAGACTCGATATTGATAGATCTGTCCAGTATTTAGATTATGATGATAAATTAACTAATGTATCAAATCTACCGGTAGCATTTGAAAGCAATCTAAACGTTTATTATGATACCGTAAGATATCACTTTTTAAGCGGATTTGATTTTGGAGCCAGGGACGGAGCTATTCTACAAATTCAATTTTCCGAAAGAAATGGTAAGAAATCTACAGTTTCCCAAATAACATACGAAAAAGGGGATATTGATATTACTACACCAAATCCTACCCCTATTTATTTTAATGCTGGTATTTACGATCATTTTATAGAAGTAAAGATCCCATCATATTCACAGATAACTTATGAGTATGACACCCAGGTAAATGCTGCTACTGCATCACAAACTACTGCTGCTAAAATAAGCTCTGACGGATCTGGATTTATTAGAAATCAGCCATTTAATGTTACTCTATTTGAAATAGAATCTACTCAGGATTTAAATGGGTTCTATTATTACCAGACATCCATAAATAGTATAGCTACTATAACTCCTACGGACGAGTATTCTGAATTAGCAGCTAACGTAACGGAAAACACAGATTTTGATTACTTCGAATATTATCCTAGCTGGAAAGGTAATTTTATCGAGGATTTCATTTATACTGAAAGTTCACTTGGAAATATCTATTACATAATACATGACGTAGAGCTGCTTGAGCAGGTTGGATTGAGAAGAATTTCAACACAAAAAATTCAAGTACTTCAGGATAAGGATTTTAATGCACCATATATTTATAGACCAGTAGTAATGAGCCCAAAGGCAACTAGTTTTTCTATTAATTACTCTATGAGACTAGTTAATAAATTTGACAACGTTTCTATACTAAGGGTAGCAACGCTAACAAGCACCGAGGTTGATAAGTATGGACCAGGCATTAAAAAAATCAATCTTTTAAACCAGCCTTATCCACAGAAAGTTTATAATAAGGTTGTTGAACCTGTTGTTACCAAAGCATACACACTAAATGTTAATCCAATAGAAAGAGTAATAACTAAATACGTTCCTGCTTTCTTCGAAAGGGAAAACATAAATATTACGGAAGAGAATCTAACAATAGATAGCCTAGGCGGATTAACACAATCAACTACTTCTGATTCCACTGTCGCTTTTGGCCAGGGTAAATCCAAAATAGTAGTAAATCCGTATGATAACTATTATAAGTTTAGAATATTTACCAAGAATGATGGAAAAGAAAATACGGTATTAGATCTTGGTACTAATTCAGACTTTTATCTAGTTTTTGAAGGAGGAGACAGCAAGACTGTTAGAATTTCAAGTTTATCCGATAGCACCTTCCAAAATCCAAATAAAGGAGAATTGGTTTTCAGAGTGGTTGAAGCGGATTCTAAAAAAATATCATCCTTTACCGAAAGAAATTTTCACATCGTTTCCAAAACAAATAATGGGATAGAAACATCGATCTATCATGGATACTGGATACTTCCTTCGGAGAGAGATCAAAAACCGATTGCCGAACCTGTTGTTACACCAGCTCCAGCACCAACTCCTGTTGTAATAGCTTCTGTTCAAAACACAACAACACCAGTTGTCGATGTCATTCCACAGCAACCTAAAGATTACTTTGATATAAAAAATGATGCTGTAGTATTGAATGTTGAACCTGCTGTAATTAAACAAACACCAGAGGTTCAGCCACCAGTGGTTAAGCCAAGACTTAAAGCAGATCTAGATACCCTTGCTAATCTAATTAGCACTGATGAGTCAGCAGGAAAAAGTTTTAGTCAGATTGCAGATTACTATACCGTACCAGGAAATCCTGGAAATCTATTATATGAGGGAATAAGTGTTACATTCTTCTTGAATGCAGTTAGGCTGGTACATCCAGATACAGATGGACAAAGAAGCACTCAATTTATCCAATACTCTAATTACCTAGGAGTAATCTATGAGCCATTTGAAAATCAGAGATATAGCGCAGGAGGCGGAGGTGGAATACCACAGTATTTCAACGATGGAGGATATGGTGTGGATAGAAGGGGATTCAACGAAAATAATGACTCAGGTCAGGGACAAACTTTTTATTTATAGTAGGTTATGTTATTAAACTCTAGGCAGAATGGTTTTATATTTAATTTTCCTAAAGGATTCTTCTCGGATGCTTTAGAGGAAAAATATCATGGCTATGTTAAGAGGATGCCCATTCCTTATGACACATTAAGGGATTTTATGAATTCCACAATTCAACAGGTTTCATTTCCAACGTTTCAAAGTATAGATAACGTAGAGCAAATTAGGCCAGGAGGATACAAGCAGAATTATAAAAGCTCAACAAACATACAGAATCTGATACAAAGAAATTTCAGTGTTAGTTTTAAACTCGGTGAGGGATTTATCAATTATTGGATTATGTACGAAAGCATTGTTAATTTCCTGGATTTCAGTAACCCAGAACAGGTTCTTCCAGATTTAACCCTAAGACTTCTTGATCACGAGGGTATAATAATGTCCACTGTTTCTTTCCAGCAACCTATATACACATCTCTGTCAGAAGCTCAGTTGAACTACTCCAGCACTACTCCTCAATTCTCAACTTTCAGTGTTGGATTTAGATGTAACTATGTAGATATTAAATTGGAGATAGGATAATTATCTAAAATACCATTCCCTTATTAGGTTATAGAAATCATTATTAGGAAAATCAGCTATATTATGATTTGGAAATGATGATTTTTTAAATAGTGGATCACAGGAGTAATGTGCAAAATAGTGATTTTCCCTATTAAACCCATTTACGTTTGGAAAATATGTATTATCTTGACTTATACATTTTATTCTATTATTGTGGCAAGCAATCTGGAATGCCCACATTTGCATCCACCAACCAAAAGGACTTTCTAGATAATTTCTAGCTATTAAGATGCTTAGATCTATAACTTCTTCGATTATTTTTTTTAATGTTTTAATCCTTATTATAACAGGAACAAATCCTCCATCCATGTATTCATACTCCTTGTGTTTTAGGTATGGTTCAACAACATAGAAATTTTTCTTGGACGGATCTTTCATAAACATGTGCCAATCCTCGTACATATTACAGGTCACTACTTCTCCTTCACCTGGTAATATACCATCATATTTTTTAAGGGAAATTACGTCGCAGTCTACTATACATAAAAATTCTTCCTCATTAAGATCTGATATTATTTGATTGATTGCAAAAAATAAATTTCCTGCGGAAAAATAAGAATGATTATCAGATTCAGAAAGAACCGAATGTATGCCCTTTACTATTTTGTAGGGTATATTTATATTCCAGTCTACCTCTTTAACTATGTTCCCGTGCGAATTTCTATCCACTATTAACAGGGTAGAATTTAATGCTGATTGTGTACCGTATACTTTTTTTTGCGCATATTGGAATAAACTGCTTTGCCACTGAAATAACTTATTAGGGGCTGCAACTGGAACGGTTATCATGTAAATTTTTTAGATATTATTTCTTTCGACCTCATTCTTTAAAAATCTTGCTACCCAGATTGAATCGATTATATCTTCAGTTGGTTTCTTTACAGTACCGCTTTTAGTCACCATCATTTCTTTCTTTTCCTTGATTAGGGTTATAAATTCTGAATTAACCTCTGTTTGTGAGCAAAGAGAATCGTACATGTCTATCTTTTTAAAATTTCCCTTACCTGCAAACTTTTTAATTGCAGTTGGGGAAAATACAAAAAATCTCCCCGAATCATTTCCAAGTATTTTTAGTATCTCACTTCTTAGTATTCCCGTCAGCATGGAAATATCAATAAGGCTATTTCCGGGCGAACCGAAAGAAATGCCCTCCATTCCTATATACACATCGTCATCATCCCCTATAGATTCGATTATAGCATCCTTTATCTCATTAGCTAGAGATACGAAGTTGGATATTTTTTCCCTCTCTCTAATGTGATATTCTTTGGATTTATCCAGCTCTTTATTTTTTAGAATCATCTTTAATTCACTGCACTCCCCGAGAAGTGTAAAGTGGTCGTTTCTGCTAAAAATCTTTTCTATATTATTGTCCGTCTTAAACACTGAGACCAAATTCACTGAATTTTCCCTCAAAATGCATATCCCGGTTGAATTTAAACTCAAATCTATTCCTATAATTGTTTTCATATTCTTTATATACCTTGGATATATAGATGGAACTTTTTGAGACAGTTAGGTATAACTTAGGAATCAATTTTAGTTAATTTAAAAAATTTAGAAAAAACATGGAAAATTTTGACATTTTTAGCCTGGACAACGAGGACTTCTTAAAGCCAGAACCAGCATCAACAGGAACAGGAGATGCTAACATTTACAAACCTTATCCTGAATTAGGAAAGGACGGGGTATACAAATCCCTTATTAGATTTCTACCTAACGTAGCAAATCCTAAAAAATCCAAAATCCACAAATATTATGTTTGGTTGAAAGACCCAGTAGACAATAGCAATTTCGTTGCAGATTGTCCTTCTACTGTTGGTAAAAAATCAATTCTGAAAGATATTTTTTGGAAATTGAAGAATTCCCCATCTGCTAAAGATCAGGAATTAGCAAAATCATTTGCTAGAAAAGAAGATTATTATTCTTTAATCCAAGTCGTTAAAGATCCTAATAAGCCTGAATTAGAGGGTAAAATTATGGTTTTTAAATTCGGTAAAAAGGTTGCAGATATGATCGAGCAACAAATTAAACCGGAATATGGTACACCATGTAATCCTTTCGATTTGTTCGAAGGTAAAAACTTTGGTGTTCATGTAAGAAAAGTTGGAGACTGGAATAATTATGACCTCTGTCAATTTGTTGGCGAAAAAGAGGGAATCAGAATTAATGGTAAACAAGTTGAAAAAACAGATGCTGATCAAAAGCTAATCATCGATTATTTGAAAGATGGTCCACAGGATCTTGTTGAAAAATACGATTACAAGGAATGGACAGACGAGGATAGAGATAAGATTACGTCTATTATCAGAAATATTGTACCAGACGGAAGAATGGTAGCTGAGATTCTATCAGGATCCCCTGATTCTAAACCATCATATCAAGCTGCTTCTAGTTCTAATAATCCACTTAAAAACGAAGCTAAGAAAAGTCCATCACCTGCTGACGATTTCTTCGGTGAAACCAAATCCGACGAGGAGGAAGAAGCACCAAGATCGTCTCCTAAAAAGGCAGCATCCTCAGGTAGCTTAGATGATTTATACAACGATCTTTAATATTCAAAATATGAGATCGTATGCAAAAGCTAGGACTAGAAGAGGTAAAGGGTCTTGTAACTAAGATCCTGGAGAAATCTTTTCCGGGTAATTCCGGAAAGCAAAAGATCTATTCCTCTACCAACAGATTAAATTTTTCTTGTCCGTATTGCGGAGACTCAAATGATCCACGTAAAAAGAGAGGCAATCTTTATTTAGATAGCCTCTCTTTTAAATGTTATAACGGTGGATGTGGTCAATTTAGGGATTTTATTGGTTTATTATATGACCACGAACTGTCCCGTGAATTAAGTATTGAACAGCTCGAAGAAGCTAAGAACACAATCACACTTAAGAAAAGTAACAGGAGGATCTCTGCAAACGTTGATGTTTTTATTCTTGAGAATTACAAAGAGGTTTTAGTCGAAAGAGAAACTTACAAAAACAAGCTTAAACTTATAGAGTTACCAAGGCCTGTTAAAGAATATTTAACAAGCAGGAATCAGATTGTGGATGAAAGATATCTTTATTGCCCTATTAAAAAGTCAATACACATTCTAAATCTAACATCCGATGGTAAGTATATACTAGGACTACAGCTTAGAAACATGAAAAAGAATGCGGTTAACAAGTACTTCACTTACAAGCTAAGTGGTATACATAAGAACTTGCTAAGGAATTTTGATCCCGCCATTATATCAAAGGCAGAGGAGCTTGATCCTATTTCTTTGGTGTTTGGGTTTTCAACTGTCAACCTAGATGAAACAGTTACTATCTTTGAAGGACCTCTGGATTCATTTCTTTTTCCTAATGCTGTTGCACTTTGTTCTATCAATAATCCATTTCCGTTTGACATACCAAACAAAAGATGGTTCTATGACGGAGATGAAGCTGGAAGGGATGCTCTTAGAAAAAAATTATCGATAGGTGACACAGTATTTCTCTGGGACAAATTTATAAAAGAAAATGATTTACCAGAAAGAGATAAATGGGATTTGAACGATCTAGTAAATTATCTTAGAGAATCTGGAAAGAAAATCAAAAGATTAGAAAAATATTTTAGCAACGAACAATGGGATTTAATTGGAATTTAACAAAGGAGGAAATCGAGGCAATAGAACATAAAAAATCTTTGCTGAAAGTTCCAGTATCATACATGGTAGATTCTGATCTGGAAATACCAGATCTTGAAAATAATTTTACACCTAATGAGGTAAAGGTATCTAAAAGATTAAAGACTGAAGTTGTTGATATAAAGAAAAATAAAACTAAAAATAAAAGTAATAAACTGTATGAGTAGCGAACCACAATCAGAAATGGAATCACAGTTTGGAGAAGAAAGATCTGAATGGACCGAAAGAGTAAGAGAACTTTCTATCAGAATGAAAAACATCAGAGAAATCGGGGAGGTTCAGGTTGAACTTTATTCTGATCGTCAAAGGCTCTTAGAATACGCATACAAACTTGGACAGATCCTTACTAGATTAAATAGTAAGTATAGAGCTGAGCGTAGAACTAAAATGGTTTATTATTCCGAAGAACATAACACAAGATATGGAGCCAACGAAAAAACATCGCTGATTGATGGAGATTTAGCGGACATAAAAAGAAAGATAGATTTAGTTGACAATCACATGAGTTTTGTGAATGAGACAACAAAAACTGTCGACCATATGTTATATGGTATAAAATCCAGAATTTCGCTTGAAGAATTCATGCGCGGAGGAGGATTAAAATAAAAACATTAAATGTTAAAATTTATAGTATCTGAAGACCTTCAATGGTTAATTTTACAAGACTATGATGAAGAGGTTGACCGAAAACAACTTGAAATATCTTTAACCAGAAAAATACACAATCATTTTTTTCACCCCTTAGTGAAGAAAAAACATTGGGATGGTGCAATATGCTTTGTAGATAAAAGAGGACCGTTCTGGAAGGTTCCTTCTGGATTATGGAGTGAGGTATTCGATATATGCGAGAAGTATAAGATAGAATGCGAAATACTAGGACTTGATAAGATTGTAGATGGAAATTTATCTCTGGAAGAATTTACTCAATGGGCTAATGAATTTTTTGCTGATAAGGAATTAAAGCCAAGAGACTACCAAATAGAAGCTGCTTGGAAAATTGTTAAATTCAGATTCTCCTGCTTAGAAATTGCAACATCATCAGGAAAAACTCTTATTGCATTTATTGTACTTGCTTATCTGAAGAATGTAAGGGGTATAAATAAATTCTTGATGATCGTTCCGAATACGACACTGATCATACAGGGATCTGAAGACTTCGAGGGATATGGATTAAAAGAATTAGACAACTGTGATATCCAATTAATACACGGAGGAAATAAAAATAAAATCTCCGGAGGTTTAATGATCGGAACATATCAGTCTCTCGTTAAACAAGACGATGATTTTTTTGATGGCGTTGAAGCTATCTTTGTTGACGAATCACACCAGTCACACTCTAAATCAATCAAGGAAGTTATATCAAAGTGTAAGGACTCTAGATATAGATTTGGTCTTTCCGGTACATTAACCAATAGAAATACAGCAGAACATTTAACCATCCAACAGTATCTTGGACCATTAACTATGGAGATTAGTCCTAAGTTTCTGTTTGATAATAAGTACGCAACCCCAGTCGCTATTAAAATAGTAAAGATGGATTGGTTAGATGAAAATCTAAAACAAAAATTATACGAGCTAAGAAGCAACAAAAACAGTAAGGACACGGAGAAACTCGAGGGAAGCGAAATATTTACTGTTGAAAGAAAACTTGTAATCTCTTCTGACAAAAGATTAAAGTATATTGTAGATTTTATTGCCAAAACAAGCAAAAATTCTCTCGTACTTTTTCAGTCAGTTGGAGAGGGATACGGAAAAAGAATATATGAGTATTTAAGAGAGATTCAGGCGGATAAGGAGGTTTTTTATATAGACGGAGATACTGAGCCCGAAAGAAGAGATTATTATAAGACAAAGTTGGAAGAGGGAGCTAATAAGGTGATGGTAGCTAGCTTTGGTACACTTAGTACGGGGGTTTCCGTTAAGAATATCCATAATATATTCCTTGTTGAATCTTACAAATCCGAGGTTTTGATTAAACAAAGTCTAGGAAGAGGAATGAGATTGTATGAGGGAAAGGAAAGGGTTAACATTATCGATTTCGTTGACGATTTCTCCTATAATGGATCAATGAATTATCTAATGAAGCATTCTTTAGAAAGAATTGAGATCTACAAAAGGGAGAAGTTCGAATATAAGATATATGACGTTACTCTTTAGAGTATTCGGATATATAAAATAAAAAAGCGATGAAGCACCTTAAGCCATATGAACTTTTAGAAAGCAGCGGCAGAAATCTAAGCAATTTTTCAAGCCAAAGGTTTAAATCTATTACTGGAAATGATTCGGCCCCTGGATTTACTGGTTGGATGCACGGCCTTCTAAAAACCATGCAAAACCGCTTTGAAGGAATGGATAATTTTTTCAAGAGCGATATTTATATGAAATCATCAACTGGTACAATAGACACCGGACTAGGCTGGCTTTTAGGAACAGCTGGATCTCTAGCAACCGGCGTTCTTGCTAAAATATTTGAACCTGGAGATTTTATATCCAAAAATCAAAATTGGGGATCAGGCAGTAGTGGTGATCCGAGTTTACCAAAATCAGAAGCTGACGTTAAGCCAGAACACCTTAGGTTAATGAATAACAAGTTTGTTAATAACGATCTACCTAATATTAATAGTGATTCTCAAATGCAGGATTATATAGGTAATTCTTACAAAAAATGGGGGGTTTCTCCTGGTCAAAGTACAGTTGCCGACGATTTGGTTGCAACTAATGCTAATACCTATTATAATAAAACTAAGGGATATCCTGTTGCTTCTAAACTACCTTCTATGGGTGATATTGGAAATGCAGTAAGCTTAGCAGCAAATTTCATTCCAGCAGGCAGAGCAGCCAAGGTAATAAGTAAAATAACATAAAATAAATAAATGAAAAAAGTATCACAAATCCAAGAAAACCTTAAGGTTCAGAGTGCACACGCTATCTCTAAAATGGATGAAGCAAATAAGTACCTAAACTTTGCTAAGAAGTATTACAAGAAGCATGGTGTTTCCGGTCCGTTTGATGAGAAGTTCAAAGGAGATAAAAAGGCTCAAGAAAAATTCATGGAAGAATTAGGAAAGGCCTGGGCAGACTATAAAAAAGAACACAACATCTCAACGGGTGCAGGTAGCAAACCTTGGGACAAGAAAAAATAGTAGGAATTAAATCCAATACTTATTTTATGAATGATATACTTTTCCCCATCATTGAACATTATATAGGAACTAGTGTTTCTGGTATTCGAAGAGATGATGAATTAGTTCTTTTTAAAACAAGTGCTGGCAGGGGAGGAAGAATTGAAAAAAATCTATACGGTGATTGGGACCTATTAGTAGGAAATGAAAAGGTGTGCGAGATAGAGGATGTACTTTTTTCAATTTTCTGTGATTACGAGAGCCAACCACCAATTGATAAATATTATAAAAAACTACTAAAACTAAAATCGATTGGAACATTAAATCAAAGATCTAACATTCTTGTTGATCAATTGATGTTTTCGATCGAATTTTTAATTATGAATATGGAGGTTAATTTGGAAGAACCAATTAAGATTGGACCATTCCTAGCTTTCAGTCACAACGGAAACAAACATGTTTTAGGACTAAATTAAAAGATATGGCGGGTATTAAACATTTAAGTGAGATTTATAAAAAACAAGGAAACGATTTTCTTAATGAATTATTTGGAAAGGATCTTACTGTTTCTGAGAAATTAAATGGTATGAGTTTCTCCTTCGAGAAAAATTTATATGATGGATCACTTTCTTTTTATAAGAGAGACCAGATAAATCCTATTTCTAAAATTGATAGGGTTTTAATGAAGTACTATGAATCTCCAATTTCACATGTGCAAAGTTTAGATAATTTAGTATTAAGTGAGATTCCAAACGGCTGGAGATTTGGTATGGAATTTTTTATAAATCCTAGTCCCGTATTAGTATCATATCAGAGAATTCCAAAAAATGGATTAGTTCTTACACACATTATAGTTAAGAATGAATTTGGAGATATTGAAAAAACGATAGTTGAAAAAGAAGAACTTGAGTACTGGGCGAATTTAATAGGAGTTGAAAATCCCCCTATTATATTTCAGGGAAAATTGTCAGATGAGCAAAAAGTTGAAATTAACGATTTTATTAATTCACCTAACGATAAACTCAAGGATCAGTACGGAACCAAAAGCTTTGCTAAATTCTTAATTACCTTACTGAATAAAGATATTAATAAAACCCATCTTAATAACTCATTAGAAGAGCCTATAGAAGGTGTAGTTTTTAGATTTGGTCCAATAGACGGAACAGGAGATTCTTTTACTGCAAAGATCCTTGATCCTATGTTTGAAGATATCACCAAGCAAAATAATGTTAAGAAAGCAAGTTATTTTCCTAGTGACATATACGGTATTACCATCCTAGAGGTAATGAATTTCATTCTTGATAAAAATGTAGATAGTTTTTCTTTTGATGGCGATGATCCACAGGACAAATACATTTCTTATATTTCTTCAGTCTTTAATGCTTTCATTGAGGAGAATGGAGAAAAATATCTAGGATTAGATTTTCAAGAACCAGAATTCCTCAGACAAGAAGGATTTGAGATTAATCTAGAATTAATTAAGGACGAGAAAACTAAATCTATAATAGAGGAAGAAGAAAGTTATCAATCTCTTTTTAAACTCATACTTTCTGCATTCAGAAAAATAAAGAAAAGACCGGGTGGATTTTTTACGCAAGGAGCAATTGAACAGTTTAATATACTGGTAAGAGAAATCTCGAATTATTTAAATAATAGTTTATCCGTTGTTGAATCGATGATTCCAACTTTTGACCAGTTTAGGAAGGGTAAAAAGACGTTCGTCCCACAAGAGGAAACTGACGACGAGGAAGAAATTGAAGATATAGAGGATGAGGTTGAAGAAGCACCAAGAGCAGAAGTTGTAGAAACCCCGGAAGAGGATCAGTCAGAAGATCCGGTTGTGATAGAAGCACCCAAGGAGGGAGAGAATGAAGAAGATGCTATCCCTGTTGATTTAGACCTAGTAAATCAGATAAAGGATATCCTGGGACAGAACGATCCCATATCCGATCAAACCTTAGTTAATCCAGGAAAAGAGGTAAACATAGTAATTGGTAAATTCCAGCCATTCAATAATGGTCACTTAAAGCTCATAAAAAAAGCAAATCAGAGTAATGGATTACCTGTAGTAATAATGGTCGTTAACGGACCTAAAAACTTCATTAAAGGAGAAATTATGGACAAGATGATGTCGATAATTTCTGGTGAACTACCTGATGTTGTTGATTCCTATAAATATATCGATAATGATCTTCTTTCTAGCGCTCTAGATGGATTAGGAACTAAATACAATCCTAAGACACTAACCATTGGTACAAAGAGACTGGATAATTATTTATTGCAGGCAAGATCTCTAAAAAAGAGAAAAAAACTAGATAAAGACTTTATTTTGCAAACCGCACCGGAATGGGTTAGCAGCAGTGAAATATTAAATGATCTGGGTGAGAAAAACTACATCAATTTTAAAAAGAACGTACCAAAGGGGTTAGCATCTATATGGGAAGAATTAACCAGGTGTTACGAATCCTCTAAATAATATTAAATCCTGCTAAATGCAGGATTTTTTGTTTATACATTATTTTTACTCGGGGGTCCAACCTTATATTTACAGTGTAAATTAAAAATATAAGTAATGGCTCAAACAATAGATTCTCCGGGATATTCTAGGGAAGGTGTCACAGAAACCCAAGAAAGAAGTCCAGGAATAGACCAAAATGCCAGGAAAAAAATCATCAATTGTAAACTACTTTTGATGACAAAGGCTGCTTTTTTTGGTCAACTCTCGATGAGTTTGGATTTCATAGAAAGAAGGGATCTCCCACATAGAACAATGGCAACTGACGGATTTAAGATCTATTATGATCCGGACTTTGTGAACTCGAAACCCGATTATGAAATCAAATGGGTTATCTGCCACGAAATCATGCATTGTGCATTACACCACTTCTTAAGAAAGCAAGCTAATCCAACAGTTTGGAATGCAGCAGCGGACTATGCTATAAATCAGCTCATAGACGGATCCGGATACAGCGATCCTACTCAATCACCCTTTGGTGTTATGCCGAGTGGCGGATTGCTAGATAAAAAATACGAGGGATGGTCTGCAGAACAGATCTACCATCATCTAATCGAAAATAACGTACAACTACCACCCGAAGAAGGATGGAATTATGGAAACGTCGAGCCCCCAGTTTTTGTTGAGGTTATATCAGGCGATGATTTAGATACTGATGATTTAGAGGAATGGGGAGAAAAAGCAAGTGTTGGTGACTATGTTACATTACCTGACGGAAAATTTGGGAAGATTGATGCCATAGATGATACCAACGGCGATGCAACTATATCTCCTCTGACGAAAAAAGAATTAGTAAAGATTATAGAATCACAAACCGGTAGAAAGATTAAAAAAATAATTTAAGGTATTATGCTAGTAAACGTAAAAGAATTAAGAAAAGTAGAGGTTGAGTATGAGCCTGTTGATCCGGATAAAGAAAAGGAAAAAGAGGAAGCGGAGGGAGAAGGACCCGGCGGAGATTTTCCACAAGGAAAAAAACCTTGGAATGAAAAACAAGATCCTAATGACGAAAACGGATCTGGAAATAAAGGAAAGGGAGCAGTTTCTTTAAAGCCAAAGATGGTAACAAAAAAACCAACCGATGAGGAGGGTTTAAAGAAATTCTGGAAACAAAAACTGGAAGAAGCTAAAGACAGATCTGCAGGATCAGTTCCTGGAAATTTACTTCGAGCTATCGAGAGATTACTTGGTGTTAAAATAGATTGGAAGGGTCAGCTTAGAAAATTTGTAATTAGCATGTCTTCTAAATCTCAATACTTTCTGCCAAATAGAAGATTCTTAGGAGGCGGGAACGTATTATGGGGAGCTAAGAAAAAGAAAGAAAGCTTCGAGACTCTAGTAGTTATTAGTGATACATCAGGATCGGTTTCTGACAAGGAACTTCATCAATTTGTCACCGAGGCTTTGGGTGTAATGGAAAGCTTCAACCCTAAAGAAACGTATTTGATTTGGTGCGACACTACGGTGTATGAACCTATAGATATTGTTAAGAAGGGAGAGAAATTTACAGTCAAACATGCACCCGGAAGAGGCGGTACAAGTTTCATTCCTCCTTTCCAATGGATAGAAAATAATCTTCTAGGTAAAAAGAAACTAGGTCCTGTTTTATTCTTTACTGACGGATACCCTAATACAGGAGAGAACGGAGGATGGCCAACAGAGGATATGTTTAAAATAAGAAGCTATTCAAATAAAGTGTTTTGGATTATAATCGGTAATGGATCACCTAACAATGATCCGAATATAAAAATACCGTTTGGCAAGAGAATAGATCTGGTTATGTAAAAAGTGTTGATACAGAAAAATATCTCGCGATTCACCCTTACATTTGGAACATCAATTAAAAATTAAAAAATGGAAATTTTACCTTATCCTTCAACAGACGTCGTAAACATAGACGCTGCAACATTAAAATACGAGGTCACCGCTAGATTTGAAAGTACAATGGAGGGCGGATTCAATAAACCTATTTTCATATTTGGAGCACCAGGAATTGGGAAAACCGAAATAGTATCACAGGTGTGTGAAGAACTTAAAATAGATCTATTGACTGTGGATTTACAATTTATGGACCCAGCAGATTTTCTGGGAGTACCATCGGTTGTTGAAGTATCCTCTGATGGAAAATATGGAGAAGGTGTAACAAGAACCAACCCTCCGATTTGGCTTCCTAGAGATAAAAACAGTAGGGGAATTATTTTCTTTGATGAGCTTAATCGAGCTGCAGATCCGGTAATTACTGGCATGATGAATCTGGCTCAGAGCAGAAGAGTAAATACCTATAATATGCCAGATGGATGGTTAATCATTGCTGCTGGTAATAGACCATCTGACGATAAGCCAGAAGCTGTTAAAGATCTGGGAACAGCTCTTGCGGATAGATTTTCTATTTTCAATCTTGTTCCAACAGTAAAGGGATTTATTGATTATGTGCTTCGTTCTGAATCCCCATTAAAGGGAGCAATGGGTGCTAAACCAAGAGAAGTAGTTTTACCAGAATTGCTAAGCTTTTTGGAATTTTCCGAGGATTACTTCCACACACTTAATCCAAACAAACCGGATGTTAAATTTGCTACACCCAGAGGCTGGATAGATGGATCTAAATTTTTATATTCAAGACTAAGGAAGTTAAAGGATCAAGGAAAGGAGGACATCAGTCCTGACGAAATTCTAAGAATATTTCAAACAGAAGTTGGATATACCCCTGCAAATGCCTTCGTTAAATTCTATAACATAGTACAAAGTATTCCGATTGGTGATGTAGTTAAAGTTTTTGATGAGCCAAACAAAGCACCTATTCCTAAGAAAACTGGTGGAAGATATGAACCCGATGTAATGTTTGCTACACTGGCAGCTATTGTTACAAAATCAGAAAAGCTTAAGCCTTTGAAACCCGAGCAGTTTTCGAATGCGATTGACTATTCGATCAGAATAGATTCTGCTGAATATGCTTCTTCGTTCGTTAATATGATGATGTCTAAGCATGGCGAATATGTTAAAACTGATAGAAAATACTCTATACACATTAAGAAGTTTAACGAGTACTATCTTAAACCTTTACAATAGCATTTTAAGACCCCAGGTAAATCCTGGGGTTTTTTGTGGGACTATGTTTTTGTTTTTGAATATATAAAGAAAAGGAATTAAATGAAATTCATTAAAGATTTTAAAAGCTACAAATTAAACGAGGGAGCTGGATACGCCAACGATTATTATGTAGACCAAAAAGTAGAGAAATCACAGTACTACTTTTTTAAGGTAGGAGAGGGTAAAGATGAAATAGGATTAATAGCCAAAATTGGGAAATTTTCTAGGTCCTCAGTTATATCAGAGACCGAAAGAAGCTATGGAGTTATTCACTTAGAGGCTATTACCCCAAATGATATGGACGATTATCTAGTAAATGATAGCGAATACAAATCTAAGGAAGATGAGAAGATTTCTATCCCTCTTGATTTACTAAACCAAGCATTTGTTATCATACAGAAAGCACTGGATAATTATTTGGAGAAAAATCCAAAGGTGACAAAATTCTATGACGAAATTTTGGAAAATCTGGAAATGAGTCCAGAGGATTATACAAGCTTTGTAACACCTAAAATAGAAGAATGGTCCGACGGAAGATGGAGCGTACAATCCGGGGCAACCGAGAGTGTTTTAATTTATATGAAAACATCCCATGAATAATCTTAAGAAATACGGGGAATTCATCAACGAGTCTTTAACCCCCGTAATGTATATGAGTGTTAAAAACCCATTAAAAAATTCCATAGTGAAGTTTTTATACGAAAAAGATAAGGCCACTAGGAAAGAAATATTGGAATTTGCTGCGACACTCGGCGAAAGCGGTCAATCTGTAGATAGAAGATGGATTTCCAGAAACAAGCAACTAATTAAATGCATAGTTTCTGAGGAGGGACCCAATCATTATGCCCTAACAAAATTGGGAAAAAGATTTGCTAAAACCCTAATAGTTAATGAAACTAAAGGGGCATAGTCAATATAATCAATAAATACTTTTTATGGAAAGCTACGAAAAATTAGTTGCACTCTTAGAGTCAATGAAAGAAAATGTCGAAAAATTCTTTGTTAAAGGTAATAAATCTGCCGGAACAAGAGTTAGAACTCAAGCTCAGGAAATTAAAAAATTAGCGCAAGAACTTCGTTTAGATGTCCAAAATGCTAAGAAGACCACAGAGCAATAAGATAAAAACTTGGAAACCAGCCTTAGGGCTGGTTTTTTGTGATCCCTGATATATACAATCAATAGATATTATCAATGGCAATAAGGGACGTAAAATACAACAGATTCGGTGCATCAGTTCCGGGTGCAACCAATAAAGGAACCCTAGCAATAGCAGATGGAACTGATACCGTTGATTACAGTTCAAATGATTGGTATGGCGGGGTAGAAGATGAGGGATATTACGTGATAGCAACAGACACATATTCGATGGGTTGGGAAATACAAGATAATGCTAAGCCCACTTTTTGGAGATGCAACCAAACAGATGCTGATCTTTTAATCCTTATAAATCAATTGCCAGAAAGAGATATTCAAAATGGAGGATCACATTTCAATAATATCACTGATGCATTAAACTGGCTGAATGGTACAAACAAATATGCTTTATTACCTTTAGAAACCGGAGGTCCAATAGGTTCGTCCGGGCAATGGGTTCTGGAAGTAGGAGCTCATGGATTTCAGCCTGCATTTGAGAATGGTTCAATGACTCTTACTATCTATGATGATGAGATAGGATCTAATAATTTTAATGTTATTGCTGGATTGACTGTAAATGATTACGGTCTTTATATAAACGGGAAAGATTCTGCAGGCAACGATCAATCAGCTTTATTACAAAGTGTAATAGGACATTCGGGAACAATCGAGTTTGTTCAAGGACCTCATAATATAAAACTTGGATTTGGTCCGGGGACTTTTGGTGTCAACAACTATGGAGATATAGATGGGATCATGACAGAAGGCAATAATAATCCTCTTCTTTCGATAATTTCAACGTCCAATACTGCATTTACGGGATGGGATGGATCTGGAATTCCTAACACAAGTCATCTATTAACAATAACAATCACAATAACTTAATATGAGCCAATATCGAATAAATCTTTATGTTCTAAACAACCAAGGCCAAGTTGTGGAAGATACTATTTTAAAAATGGATCTACCAAATCAGATAACTGCAAGAACTCTGAAAATGTTACTGAATAATGAAAAATACCCAGATCCTTTGTCCGAGCATTTAACAGCAGGACCTAAATCTTTTAACGATGGGGATAAAGTAGCTGCTCCTTTTTTGACTTATACAATTAAATTGAAATAGAGGAATTGAAACAACCGGACAGCTTTTGACTTTAATTGATATATAAAACAATAAATTATGGCTTATTATCAATGTAAAGTAACGTTTGATTCCGGGGAAACAAACAAACAAGGAAAACCAATGATCACTAAAACTGTGATGCTAGTAGAGGCTACTGGTGTAACCGAAGCAGAAGCACGGATCACTGATCATTTAAAATCTGATATTATGGATTTTGAGGTGACCTCGGTTTCTTTGTCTAACATCGAATCGGTGTTGCAAGAAAAAACTAAGTAAAATGAAAAACCAAAAATCTCCTGTAGAAGATCAAATCAAAGAAGGCGGCAAAGCAGATATCTCTAATTATGAGGTTCCTGATAGCCCAGTTAAAATCCCGGACAACGATACCGGATTTGAAATGGTTAAGAAAAACTACAGGAGATTTATTTGGACAATGGACGAACACTCCAAGAAAAGAGTCTCTGGAAAGGATAAATAGTATTAAATATAAAATACTATTATGCCAGCAGTAACTCGGACACAGCAAAGACTATTTGGTCAAGCTTATGGCGTTAAGAAATTTCGCAGTACTAAAGGTAAGGAAGGACTTAATCCTAAAGATATCAATCCCAAGTATAAAGATGAAATCCTTAAATTAGCTGATTCTATGTCCATGGCAGAGCTTGAAAAGTATGCAAGTACTAAACACAAGAAATTGCCAGAAAGAGTTAAAGAAGGAGCTATAAAGGATATCTATTTCCATTTAAGTCCAGATGCTCAATACGATCCTTCTAAGGAAAAAGAGAGAAGGCTTGGAAATCTAGCTGATTACAGAGAGTACATAAAAAAGAATAAAAGTAAATAATATGGGAACTGAACAAATCAACGAGGAATGCGGTTGTGGTGCATCGACACCAGTAAGCGTTCCAGTAAGAGAAATAGATCCCTCCGTAGGAAAAATGGCTTCTTTGGCTGATGGAAGAAATGGAAAGATTAACGATTCGATCAGGAATTCAAGAGGAGAGGTTATTGGATACGTTATGAATAACGAAAAAGGAACGTTTAGAGTTTTCAAAGATAAGGTTACTAATATTTACGAGAGCGAAGGAGGAATGGCTTCTCTTGAAGGTACACCAGGTATGGGAGAGGTACAACCCCCTACTAGAACCTCTGATGGATCTGGAGATGTCTTTCCTACACTAACTGCAGGAACAGGATCGGCAAAGAAAGGAAAAAAGAAATCCAATAAGCCTTTACCTAAATCTGTTTTAGATTGGGAAACATTCAGGAAAAATATGCTTAAAAATCAATCATAAGGTGACAAAATTTCTAAATTAATCAACTAACATATGTAAAAATGTCTTAATATCAATTAAGGCATTTTTTTTGTAATTTATTAGTTAATATAATTTATAAACTATGCCTACAAGAATTTATTCACCAGCAACTAGACTTCTAGACATCTACAATGGTTTAGATTTATTTCTAGGAAACAACATCAAGGAAGAAACCCCAATTCTTTCTTTTGATGTACCAGGATTTTCTAAAGATGATCTTTCTGTTGTAATAGATCAGGACGAATCACTTTTAACTATTAAGGGGGAGAAAGAGATCAACGGTAGAGTAAGAACAATCAATAAAAGTATTAGGGATTACCTGTTCAGAAACCTTGATCTAAAGAAAATAGAAGCGAAGGTAGAGAATGGGGTTCTGACCATTGATTTAAGAGATGCTGAAGACAAGAACAAATTGAGAAAAAAAGAAATTTCTCTTAATTAAATCCTTTATATTTGGTGTGTGGAAAAACTCGATTTAATACAGACGCACTACGAAGATGATCCGTGGAAGATAATGATTTCATGTATTCTTCTAAATCAAACTTCTAATGTTCAGGTAAGACCTGTTATTAAAAAGTTTTTTGAGATTTTTCCCACACCAAATTCTTTAAACGAATCACACCAAAATTTAATCTCTTCGATTCTACAACCAACGGGCTTTCAAAACGTCAAGGCCAAGAGAATCATTAATTTCACCAATGTCTGGAATTTGGGGGAAAGAGATCCGAATAAATTTCCAGGTATCGGTCCATATGGTAGGGACTCTTGGAAGATATTCATAGAGGGAAAAACAGATTTTAGTCCTGCGGATAAAAAACTATCTGCCTACCTACTCCAGTTAAATTCATAAAATCGAATTCATTTACTGAAACTACCTTTGTTATTTTGCGTATAACAAAGGAATATGATAATCGACATTGAAAATCTCGGGGAAAGCTTAAGGGTTTCCCACTACACGGAGGAAGGTGATTTAGCCTACCTAGATTTAAAGATACCACAATCTGAAAGATACACGTGGAGAAAGTGTTCAGCTGCTGATAGGAGTCGGGAAAAAGGTTGGGCTTCTTGGGACGGTTTTCCTGTTAAGAAGCAATCAACTTTGAAGTACGACAAATATCGGCAAGTTGAATTACTTGAATCCTTCGATCGGGATATTACAAAACCCCTTTGGGAAACACAAACCCCTAAAAAATACTTTGTCGATATTGAGGTTGAGATCACGGACAATCGTGCGGATTCTCTAGATACCTTACGTGCTAACAACAAAGTTCTCACAATTGCAATTGCATCATCAACAGGAAAGATTCTAGTTCTTGGTTTAGATAAAATGGATTCTCCAAAAATTCTAAACATCGAGAAAAGAGTTAATGATCATTTTAAGGATCTTCCTTACGATACTAAATGGACTTTCAATTACAGATCTTTTGAAAGTGAGTTTGATATGATTTACACGTTCATGTCTAAGCTCATGCATAAAATGCCTCTAATCACTGGATGGAACTGGTTTGGATATGACTGGCCTTATTTAAGTAATCGTGCTAGGAAATTAGGTATTGATCCTAAGATATCTTCACCAAGCGGTGTACTACTAGGAAAGGATCAAATCCCGATGCACGTATTAATGGTCGATTATATTCAGATCTATAAGAAATGGGATAGAGTAATTAAAATTAGAGAATCAGATTCATTAGCATACGTTTCTAATGCAGCACTAGGAGTTTCTAAAATTACATACAATGGAACTTTAAAAGATTTGTATGAATCTGATTTCGAGACTTATATTTTTTATAATGCAATTGACTCCTGTCTAGTACATTATATTGACCAGAAGCTAAATACGCTTGCTACGTTCTTTAAAATAGCAAATGTAAGCGGTGTAGAAATTAACAGAGCACTTTCTCCCGTTTGGACAACGGAGGTATTAATGCTTCGAAAATTCAGAGAAAGAAATCGTGTTATTGTATACGACAGAAAGGATGAAGAGCATACTAGATTCGAAGGAGCATATGTTAAACAACCAATAAAGGGTTTACATGAATGGGTTGTCTGCTTTGACTTTGCATCACTATATCCAAACACAATGATGCAATGGGGTTTGTCTCCTGAAATATTCATAGGTAAAAATCTAGCAAATCCACCAGAAGGAGCAATCAAAACTGCAGGAGGTGCATACTTCTTACCAAAGCAAGGCGAAGAACCAATACTGAGGGACGTTCTTACCACACTATATTCCATGAGAAAATCTGCAAAGAAAAAATACCTCGAGTGTGAAACAAAAATAATGGAATTACAAGAAATATTAAAATCAAAATAATCATGGCAAACGTAGACAATTCATGTTCTCATTTAGAAGTGGAAGACGTATTTACTGAATCCCAAAATACATTAGCAGATCTTTACAATTTACAAAAGGATATACAAGAAAATGTATATGGTTACGATTTCGATCAGCTTAGATCTAAACCCCTTAATGAATTCCGTCAGTTTTTTGATTGGAATTATCATGCCATTCAGGATGAACTCAGGGAAACGTTTGATGCTCTTGGAGGTATTAAAGATGGTATAGGTAATGGTGTATGGAAACCTTGGAAAAAGTCATATCATGAAAAAGCCCCGGAGATGAGTTTTAATTCTCTGAGTGAATCTGATAAAAAAGAATTACAGATGGAATTGATCGATATTCAACACTTTCTTTTTAATATGATGCTAGCATCTGGATTAACCCCTGCTGATCTAATGAATATGTATTTTGCAAAAAATAAAGAAAATAGAGAGAGACAAAAAAGAGGATACTAGGGCATAATAATGCCAATAAATTAATCATTTACAAAAGAAGACCGTATGGTCTTCTTTTTTTGCCTTTAAATATATCTTAACCAAATTCACTATGATATATAGGGTTGAATAAAAGTACTAGAGTTGTCACAGAAAACCAGATCGGAACTTAGGATAAGATTCCAAACAGGAGATATACCGACCCAACAGGATTTTGAAGATGTATTTGATAGTTTCTATAATATATTAGAAGATCCACTTAATACAGCGGTTGGTCCAACAGGCCCACAGGGTCCATTAGGAGCAACCGGTCCAACCGGAGCTACTGGAGAAACTGGTGCTACTGGTGCTACTGGTGCTACTGGAGAAACCGGTGCTACCGGAGAAACTGGTGCTACTGGTGCTACTGGTGCTACTGGTCCAGCGGGTACTCCTGGTGCTACTGGTGGACAAGGAATAGCCGGTGCTACTGGTGCTACAGGTGCTACTGGACCTGCTGGTGCTACAGGTGCTACGGGTAGTACAGGAACTCCGGGTGCTAATGGTAACAATGGAGCTGATGGTACTTCCGGTACATCTGGAGAAACAGGGACTTCTGGCACATCTGGTGCTGATGGTACTTCTGGTCAAGATGGTACTTCTGGTCAAGATGGTACTTCTGGTCAAGATGGTACTTCTGGTCAAGATGGTACTTCTGGACAAGACGGAACATCTGGCACTTCTGGTGAATCTGGAACATCCGGCCAATCTGGTACTTCCGGTACTGATGGAACAAGTGGTACTGATGGTACTTCAGGAATTGATGGTACTTCTGGTGCTGATGGTACTTCTGGTGCTGATGGTACTTCTGGACAAGACGGAACATCTGGTACTTCTGGTGAATCTGGAACATCTGGAGAATCTGGTACTTCTGGTGAATCTGGAACAAGTGGTACTGATGGTACCTCAGGCATAGACGGAACAAGTGGTACTGATGGAACAAGTGGTACTGACGGTACTTCAGGAATTGATGGTACTTCTGGACAAGACGGAACAAGTGGTACTGATGGAACAAGTGGTACTGATGGAACAAGTGGTACTGATGGAACAAGTGGTATTGATGGAACAAGTGGTACTGACGGTACTTCAGGCATTGACGGTACCTCAGGCATAGATGGAACAAGTGGTACTGATGGAACAAGTGGCACTGATGGTACTTCGGGAATTGATGGTACTTCTGG